CCGCGCAACTCTCGCAGCCGTTACCGGCGGTAAGGTGGAGTGATATGGAACTGAAGCCATGCCCGTTCTGTGGTGGCCCCGCGAAAGAGGTCGTTGGTCTTGTCGGGTGCGAACCGTGCGCCATTGGGCGTCGCAACGCGGCATCGTGGAACACCCGCGCTCCCGACCCCATCCACGCGCAGCTTATTGCGGCGCTGGAGGGTGCAATGGATGAATTGGCTGAACTGCTGATCACGCTCAGCAGGGACCCGCTCGACAACGACCCATTCCGGCAGGCCCGCGCAACTCTCGCAGCCGTTACCGGCGGTAAGGTGGAGTAGGGGGATGTACGAACGCAAGTGCGTCCAGAATTACTTTCTGGAAGACGAGAGCGGCGCCCGCGCAGAAATCCGTAAAGGCAAGACCTACACCGTGTCCGAAGAGAGCAACGGCAAGGTCGTGGTCTTCTCGCGGTTTTGGTTTCCGGCGCCGGCAAACTGCTTCGCGCCCACCCGCGCCGCCACTAAGGAGTCGTGAGATGACGCCCGCTGAAATTCTGAAGGCCGCACGCGCGAAGATCGAGAAGCCGGAGAACTGGTGCCAGGGGCACTACGCAGAGAACGCGGAGGGGGAAACTGTTTCTTACCTCTCAGACTCCGCCTGCCGCCTATGCGCGAGTGGTGCCTGCGCAATCTTCAGCGGCAGCATCGGCGCCTCAGGCGAAGTCGTGCGGCTGTTGCGTGTTTCGGCCTTGGAGATTCTTGGCGCGACCCATGCGCCGGAGCACAAGTACCCGCCGGTCTACATCAACGACAACACCGACCACCCCACCGTGATGGCGATGTTTTCTGGCGCGATTGCCCTTGCAGAGCAAGAGGAGAGGTAGATGAAGTTGTACCGCGCATTCGACGACCAGGAATTTCACTGGTTCACGAACAAAGCCGAAGCGATTGCCACGGCCAAGGAATGGGGCGGCAAGAACGAGGTGGAGCTGTGCGAAATAGCCACGCCGTCGAAGTCCGTCGTGCTGGCAATCCTCAATGGCGACGGCTTTGTCATCAAGTCCACTGTCGTCTGGACAAGCCGCCCACAGGACTCCTGACATGACCCCCACCAGTGAGAAGCCGGGAGAGGCGGAGGAGAGGTGTGTGGACCATCTGGCTTTCTGCAGTGAGACCTGCCCGGATTGTGGGCTTGAGGTGGACGCTTACGGTAACACCGAGGGTCAATTTGACAACTGCTGCTGGCCCGATTGCGGCTGCGACGGAGCGCGACTTTGTATGGCTGGCGAAGCCTCTGAGCGCGCCCTTGGGCAAAACGTCGAGGGCATGTGGCGCGGGAAGACGAAAGAGCAGCGCCGCGCCGTCTTCAGTCTACTCGGATCACTGGCCGACGAAAAGAAACGAGGCTGACATGACCACCCCACTGGATGACAACGTGTCTGGCTACCTCAGGAGGCCACTTCGCAGCCTAGCAGATATCGAAGCGGAACGGTACTGCCTGCCCAGCTTCGTACTGGACTGCAAGACGGCTGCGGACTGTGACACGGCGCATTTTGAGGCGATGGCAACGGCGAAGTTCTGGGAACTGCACGCGGCAGCCATGGCAGAGGGCGACACTCACGAGCAAGCCTGCTTTCGCGTGTACGACCACGAGATTTCCGACATGATCGACATGCTGGAGCGGCACAAGAACTACTGCCTCAGCCTGAAGTGGCCGGACTACCTGTGGGATCGCGGCTTTGACTGACCGCACTGCAATCCGGCGGATGCTGGGATAGGAGGAGAGTAATGGGTGAAGACAAGATCGAGGGTAGCGACTTCGTGTCTACCGCCGACTTCCGGCGCCAGTGTGTGGAAATGAACTTCTGCAACGGCTTCGACACCGCCGCCCTGGAGAAGACCAGCCTGCGGGAGGTGATCGCGGAGCTTCGGCGCATCACGGACCATTTAGATGTGTGGACGAAAGACCGCCCGGAGGACTGCACGACAGAAACCTTCGCGGCGATCCACTGCGCCCGCGCCCTGCTCAAAACCCTCGGAGGCGATAATGGGTGAACTGCTGCCATGTCCGTTCTGTGGCGAGCCGGCAGAGGCTATCACTGGCGAGCGTTTATTTACCGTTCGCTGCGTCGATGGCTGCGCCGAGATGTGTTCGTCAATTGATGACTTTCCCTATGAGGAATACGCCATCAACGCATGGAACGCCCGCCCCTCCCCCGTCTCCTGCGGGCACTGCGAAGAGATGGAACGGCTGGCCGACAAGCTAGCCTCGTGGGAGGACATGATCGAAAGCTGCGCCGGTGTGGTGAACACCCCCGACAGCCTGCCCCAAATGCTGCTGGTGGAAATCAGCACTCTCCGGGCCGAACTCCGCGCCCGCGCCGCCCGCACGGGAAAGGATGGCTGACATGACCGTCGACCGCACGAACAACGACTTGAGCCGCTTTCAGTTCAGCGCCCCCGCATGGTGGGCCGGCTTCAACGCCGGCCGGCAGACCGCGCGCGAGCAGGCGCAGAAGGAATTGGCCGACTGGCGGGCGAGCGATTGGCAGCGCGACGCGGCGGGGAAGATTGGAGAAGCAGCGTAATGACATGGACTCTCGGAGAGCCCGTCGCGCCCGGCGCCTACTTCGACATGCCGGAGGACGTTTACCACGCGGCGCCGGCCCTGTCGTCGTCTGGCATCCGCTGGCTGCTGGTCAGCAATCTGGACTTCTGGGCTCGCTCTTGGATGAATCCTAACCCGATCGAGAATGGCAGCAGCGCAGCGCAGATCAGCGGCACAGCCTACCACAAGCGCATCCTGGAGGGCGGCGCGGCCTTCTACGACCGCTATGCGCCGGACCTGTTGCCCGAAGAGCATCCCGACGCGCTGAAGACGGCCGACGACATCCGGCGCCAGTTGAAAGAGCTTAGCCTGAAGGTGGGCGGCAACAAGCCCGAGTTGATCAACCGCCTGAAGGAAGCGGGCAACTTCCCCATCTGGGATGACATCTACGCGGCGCACTGCGAGAAGCACGCGGGCAAGATACTGCTGCCGCAGGAGCAGATCAGCGAGATTGAGATCGCCGCGGCGATGATCGAGAAGCACCCGGACCTGTCCAGGGCATTTTCCGGCGGCCATCCAGAGGTGTCGATCTTCTGGATCGACGAACAAACCGGCATCCTCTGCAAGGCGCGCCTGGACTACCTGAAGGCCCGCGCCATCGTGGATCTGAAGACTTTCAGCAACCCCCTTGCGAAGCCGATCGACCGGGCGATCAGCACGGCGGTCGCGAGCGGCCGGCTGCATATCCAGGCGACCCACTACATGGAAGCCGTGGCTATGGCCTGTCATCACGGATGGATCGAGGGCAGCCCTGACCGGACGTTCCTGTTTGTCTGGCAGCAGAGCGGCAAGGTGCCGCTGGCGCGCGGCAAGGTGTTCCCGAAGGGCTCCACGTTCCAACTCGCCTACCTGCAAATTCGCGAGGCGATGGAGCGGTTCAAGGCGTGCCGGGAGAAGTTCGGGGATGACCCCTGGATTGATGAGACGCCTATTGAGGAATTTGATGATGCCGGTTTCCCGGCCTACATCGCGGAAGGATGAAACATGAGCGAGAGCAAGGAAGTTGCGACCCTGGACGAGCCGCGCGAGGGTGTGCGGAGGGTGATGGCGTCGCTCGAGAGCGGACAGCGCGTGGCCCCCATCGTGCCGCGAAATGTGGAAGAGGCTTTCCGCATCGCGCAGGCCGTGGTGAATGCTGGGCTGGCGCCGGCCTCTTACGAGCGCGACGCACCGAACCCGGACAAGCTGCCCGACGTGCAGAAGATCCTTATCGGCATCCTGAAGGGCGCCGAAGTGGGCTTGCCGCCGATCACGGCGCTGTCGACCATCGCGATCATCAACAAGCGCCCTTGCATCTGGGGCGACGGCGCGGTGGCGCTCTGCCAACAGTCGGGCCACGTGGAGAAGGTGGAGCAGAAGTGGGAAGGCGAGGACGGCAAGGAGGATTGGGCCGCCGTCTATCGCATCTGGCGCCGTGGGCAGTCCCAGCCCTATGAGGGCCGGTTTTCGGTCAAGGACGCCAAGCGGGCCGGACTGTGGATGAAGCGGTCAACGTGGGTTCAATACCCGCAACGGATGCTCATGGCCCGCGCCCGCGCCTACGCCCTTCGCGACGGCTTCGCGGACTGCCTCATGGGCCTCAGCATCGCGGAGGAGATGCGGGATCTTCCGGCGGAGCCGCAGATGGTGGACAAGTCCTTCCTGGAGGACAGCGCCAGCGACGCGCCGCAGATCACGCACCAGCCAGAGGAGCCGGCGACCGACCCGGACTTCGCGGAGGTGGACGAAGAGCCGGTCGCCGTGCCAGCCGAGCCGGAAGACACCTTCCCCGGCGATCTGCCATTCCCCGACAGGGCCGCCGAATGACCCGCGAGGACGAATACGCCTTCCTGGACATGCTAACACTTAAGAAAGAGGGATAGACGATGGTGATGGATAAAAACGACCTCAGCAAACCCATGTCGGAATTCGACTGGCAAGTGCTGTGCCACGTCTACCGCAAGAACGGCCTGCCGACGCTCCCCAGGGCGCGCCTGGACATTCCCCTGGGCTCCACGCTGGAGCGGTGCCACACCATTGCGCATCGCCTCGCAGCCCTCTCGCAGGGCATTGGAACGGCCATCCGGCTGGCCCCCACCGCCCGCGCCGGAATGCTTGAGGTGAAGGGGCTGATCAACCAGGCCCGGCTGGGCTTCCACGAGCTGGGCAAGGAGTGGGAAGCGGAGTTGCGCGAAGAAGAGGCCAAGCAGAAAAAGCCCGCCGATTCCGAGGAACACTTGCGGGTGGTAAGGTGAACAGCTATACTTGGCAGACCTGAGTGACCTACTACAGCTTGTTATTCAGGTCTCCCAAGTAGAAGTTACCTGAATATAAATTATGCGCCCTTATCAATGACTTAGTTAATTGCGCAGACTGGACCCGGCAGGAACCCTTGGTAATATTCTTTCGTTCCCGGTTAAGTCCCTGTCTGTACTGACTCTACTAATAGACCCGTTGCGCTTGCAACATGTTTGTCGGAGACGGAAAGCAAGTTTGTTGCCCTGCCCTGTGAGGGGCGAAGCCGGATATTTTTAATTATGCGCGCTTTGGAGGATGGGATGGAGTGGCGTAGCGACATGCAGAACGCGCCGAAGGATCGCAATATTATGCTTGCCGGGCAGTGGTTGAGCGGGGAATGGGACGTTCAGATTGGCCAATGGCTGGTCAATAGATTTCCGTTCGTGGGACAGGGACAGCCTACGCGATGGGCAGAAGTCCCGACTCCTAAAGAATGACCGGGCGGTATCTCGCCCCTGAGGAGGTGAAAGTGGGCTGGCGTAAAGACTTTGAGAACGCGCCGATGGATGGGACGGTGATTCTCGTCTACCGCCGGGATGTAGACGTGTTCGCTGCGCACTACGTATCGCCGGCCGATATGGGCGCCAGCGACGACGACGAACCGCGCTGGTGGACCATCTACGGCGAAGACCTCACACGGGACATGCCGACCCATTGGGCGCCCCTCCCCGCCCCACCCCAGGAGTGAGAAGATGGATGAAGCAAGATGGACCAGTGCCGACCTGGAGCGCCTGCTGGAGGCCAAGGAGAAAGAGACGTTCAGGAAAGCGGCGGGGTGGGCTGAGGAGGAGGCTGCCGGATGGCGTGACAGGCCATGTGCTGGCCCTGGATACCGAGGCCGGGCGGATGCTCTGTTTCGCTTCGCCAAGCGCCTCCGCACAGCAGCGGAATAGGAGGAGAGGACATGGCGGGATGCACTAAATCAGTCCACAATTACACGCGCGGCATGTGCGACTGCAAGCAAGCTGAGGCCCTGGCCGCTGCCCGCGCAGACGAGCGGCGGCTGGTGTGGCTGGAGGCTGCGGAGATTGTAGACCGAGTGAATCATCGGCTTGGAGAGCGCTGTTCTCTTCAGGCAATATCCGACAGCTTCCGCGCCCGTGCCAATGGGGAGGAGTAGATGAAAGACCTTAGGTATGCATGGTTTATGTACGGAACGTGGTTCGGCAGCCTGCTGGCGACCATCACTTGGATTGTCCTGGACAATCTTTAGCATGCTCCGCGTAGCAGCCGCCCTTCACCGCCTGGAGAAGTGGCTTTGCAGTGCGGTAGCCCGCCGTCCTATCTGTTCTTGCTATGACTGCGGACTACCGTACAACGACCCAGGCTTTGCCGATCTGGTTGTTCCCAACGACATTTGGGCGAAGATCGGCCCGATAGGACACGAAGGCGGGTTGCTGTGCCCTACCTGCCTGGTGAGGGCGGCAGAAAGATCTGGCGTTCAATGCCACGCGGAATTTAGGTCAGGGCCATTTTCAAGCGATTGGCAGGGGATTGAGACTGCGCCCGTTGATGGCCGCGTTGTCGAGGTGCGGGAGCCAAGCGGAGCTTGGGGCAAGGCAAGAGTCATTGGGCTGCGAGACCCGAATGAATGCCACGAATTCCAGTATGTCTGGGCGTGGGAGGGGCTGTCCGGGAAGGCGTATCCTGTCAAGTGGCGCCATTGTAGGAAGTGAGTGATGGGCGAGATCGAACGCTTTCGAGCAGGCGGCCGTGTGCGCCACCTGAAAATGGGGATTGGTACGGTCGCCTCTGTGGATGGAGACAACGTGCGTGTGATTTACGATGCTGCTTGGCCTGCGCGGCAGGACGGGAAACCCACAATCGGCGTCTACGATAAGGCGTGGTTCCGGCGTTCGGGATCGTTACTATTCCCCCTCCCCGCCCCACGTCCTGGAACGGGCGGAGAATAGCATGAGCCACGCCGCACCAACAGACATACGGCGGGGCAACGCCTGTCAAGCAGCATGCGGCTTGTCTCTCGCCTGTGCGAGGCAAGCGAGGTTGTGTCTCGTGCGGTAGGGAAACTGAGACGCAAAGGCTAGGCGGCCTACAGGATGTAAGAAAGGATGAGAATGTGACACGTTGGCTGGATGAAAGGCTGAACCCGTTCGCGCACCAAGTTGTCGGGATCAGTATTGGCATCATTCTCTGTTCGTGGTATCTCGACGCCACATCAGAGGAAATCGGGCCAGTTAGGCTGCTGGCTTGGCTGATTCTGACAGCCTATGTTTGGGGTGGAATTGGCATCTGGGTTTGGCGATGGTATTTGCGTCCAATGGGAAAATAAGATGAAGCTTACAGACCCGGTAGAGTGCATTATCCAAGAGGCGCTAGACGAGGCTGGCATTGTCTACCTGACTGGAGACGGTGGAGAAAACCCGGCGGGGCTTGACTTCTACCTGCCGGCCTATGCCCTGCATATCGAGGTGAAGCGCCTGCACTCAGATCGCATTGCTGAGCAGATGAGCCGTGTTCAGAATGTAATCGCCGTGCAGGGCATTCATGCAGCACAGGTTTTGGCTGACTTCATCCGCCGAGGCCGGCCTATTGAGGAATAGGGCCGTCCCGAAGAACGGCCCTATTGGTTTAGCCCACCGCCACTCGGCATCTGCCGAAAAATGGAGCCCGGTTCGCGCCGGTAGCATAGCCCCATCACCCACCAATATACCCTACTCATCTGCCTGAGGCAAGGCGCGCAGGGCATCAATGGCCTCAAGCCCCTCGCGCAGCAGCTCGATAGTGGCGAGCTTCGGATAAGCCTCCTCCAGGAAGGCCAGACAGACCTCGATACGCTCCCTGGCCTCTGTCATGTCCTGGTCGAACTTGGCTGCCCTGGCCCAGTCCTTGCAGGAGGCGATGACCTCGTTCTCGAAGTCGTACAACTGCCGGCGGATTTCCTGCCGCCTGCTGTGGTTCTCCTGCACGAAGGCGGCGCCGTCTACAATAGTCAACTGCCTCGCCACGATGGCATCGCTGGCCGTGCAGCCGGTCAGGCCCGCCACGAGGCCCAGGGCTACCAGGAAGCATTTCAGCATGGGGATTACTCCTTGGTGGTGAAGATGTTAGAAAGGTCCACGCCCACCGCCTTCGCTACTTTGCGAAGCAGGGCAACCTTATCCTCCATCTCGCAGTTCGGCTGGCCGGTGCGCTCGTCGTACTCCTTGGCGCGCTTCAGAAGGGCTTTCATCTCCTCCACGTCACGCCTTAGAGCGTCGAACTCTTCTCGGCTTATGGTCGGCTGGTTTGGCGCGTAAGTAAAAATCCGCTGCAGGTCGAATTGCTGCCACTTGTCTGAATAGTGATCGCCAACCGCTGAAACGGCACACATGGGTTACTCCTTCGTCTCGGACTTGACGCCAGCGCGCAGCGCCATGAGGCCCAGGCCGCCGAGGATTTCCGGCAACTGGTCGATGAGCTGCACGAGGGTTGTGTCTCCAACGGCCCAGGAGGCGACGGCCTGCGCCGCCAGCAGGAAGCCGAGGATGTAGGTACGAGACCCGGCGAGGAAGCCGCCGGAGAAGATGTGCATCAGCATTGCTTGATTCCTTCAGTGGTGGTAGGATTTCTGTTGGTGCGGTAGTGGGGTGCCTAACCAGCGCCTCCGCTGCGTAGCTCAATTGGATAGAGCGCCGGCAAAAGCGGGTGGTTCCGTGAGTACCTAGGTGGTTGCCGGTTCGAGTCCGGCCCAGCACCGCACCTACTCTCCCGGCAGCAGCCTCTCCAGCGACACCGGCTCGGTAGCCTCCAGGCTTTCCCAAGCCCGTCCCGGCCCTTCCCAGGCTATCCAGGCGTAGTGTTCCCAGTTGTCGCTATCGAGCGGCCAGCAGCCGGTTATGTTGCAGCACAGCATGGTTCCTGCGTCGGTCTCGATTGCCAGCAGCATGTGCCCTCTCTCGCCCATGTCGCAGATTACCAGCCGGAGCGCGTCCTCCGGCAGGCCGGCGGCAACAAGGGTGCGACGGAGCATGGGAGCAAAATCGTTACAGTTGCCCTTGAAAGCGCTGCGGCCCGAGGCTGTCGTGAAGGGCTCGGCGCAGTCCCACTCGGTATCCGGCTTGGGATCGAACTGCCACCGGGCCATGAGGTCGCGGAACTCGCGCAGCACCAGCGCATTTTTCTCCGCGTCCCATGGTATGAGAACGGCATTGCGCAGGTACATTTCGCGGGCGGCCTGTGGCGTGGGGATTGGGCGGGTGCCGCGGAAGTGCTTCATGGATTGCCAATGTCCTTGGATTTAGGTAGAGTTTGACTGTGGGCATTGCCCGGGGGTCGGCGCTTGGCGCCGGCCGGGAATGAGGGCCAGTCGCTCAACGTCTGAGCCCCGTTCCTCACCACACCAAGAACCCTTCATCAGAACAGCGCCCGGTCAAAGCCGTGATGCCGGCAGGCTTGATCCGCGAGGCGCTGCCAGACGGCCCCGTGCTGGGTGCGGTCGCCAAGCATCTCTTGGCGAAGGTGGCAGACCTCATGGGCCATGACGGGGATCAAAGTTCCGGTCTGCACGATGCAGCGCCGAGATACGCCAATCTGGTGGCGTGGGTTCTTGAATTTGTACTCCCCGCGCGACTTGGCCCAATCCCCTATGTAGAACCGGACCTCGCTGCCATGTGGCAGCCCCCATCGTTTGAACGGCAGCGTAGCCCTCAGATACTCATAGGCAGCCGCCAGAACGTCAGGGGTGAGCTTTAGCGCCATTGCCGGCCTTCCGCCTGTCGATACACATGACCGCCGTGCGGGCGTAGCCAGCAATGTCTATCCAGGAATCAACGTGGTTCGGAGTGTGGATCAGCCGAGCCAGCTTGACGCAGATCATCTCCATGGCGTGCCTGACGACAGGGTCCTGACACTCGGCCACAACTGCCTTCAGGGCATCGGCTCGCATGAAGTCGTCTAGCGGGTGCCCGTAGACGGCGCCCCGGTCCTGAGTGACGCGCTGAATAGCAGCGTCAAACTCCTCCAGCGGGGTCATGCAACAAGGCTCAGCTTGCGGGTGAACGGCGCCATGTAGATGATGGGCCGGCCGCGATCCTTGAAGTTCTCGATCTCCACCCCGATCCCGTAGGACTCGCGCCACGTCTCCATCATGCAGATGATGAGGCCGTGAGCGGCGCGCATTAGCGGTTCGTCGGCTGGGAGCCAGATGCCGTGGTCGAGCGGGTCCATGCCGCCGTGAATGGCGATGGGGTGCGTGTGGGCGATGGGGCTGTAGACTTTCACCCCCTCCCCGATGAGGTAGGCAGTGGACTTGCAAACGTCCCTGAAAGCGTTCTCCAGGCCGTCAGGGTACTTGCTATATGGGCTTGCCAAATACCAGTAGCCCGGCGCCCGGCGGAGATAATCGAGATCAACGCTCACTTTCGGCTCCTCTTGAAAGTTAAGAAGTCCGCCGCCTCTTCCGGGTCGTGAATCACCGTAATAAGGCGGGAGTCATCGTCCGCGCACTGCGGGTCAATAATGGTGGTCGCAGACGGCGAAATGTTCTGGTCCGGCAAGCCCAGCTCCTTGGCGTAACGGTCAAGGATCTTGAAGCCCGCCACGCGCAGGACGTGGCTGATTAGGCCGCTCGCCGGGTCCTTCAGAAGCTGATAGCCCGATGTGTGCTTATGCCCGCAGATGAGGACGTGATCGCGCCAGCCCATCTGGGCGGCCTTGGCTGCCCCGTGAGCAGTGTTCCACATACTGTGACCGGGAAAATCATGGCGGGCGTTCACGCGGATTCCCCTGCCATTGGGGCAGACCAGATTGAGACGCGCCCCCCAGTTCTCCGAAATGCCCGCGATGTCCCGCGTCATCCACTTGACAGGATCGCCGGCACCCGACCATGCGTCGTGGTTGCCGCCGAGGATGTAGAGCCAGTTAACGGAGGTCACCAGCCATTCGGTCAGCACCCACGCCTCGGCTGCGGACGTAGACTGCTCGCCATAGAGCCGGGCAAGGCGGCCCACCCAGTTGTTCTGGTGGTCACCTACGTTGGCCCCGAAGAGTCCTTCCGTCGCGTTGATGATCTTGACGTGACGCTCGATGTCCGCCACGTCCGTCCCGTCGTCATCCACATGCGGATCACCCAGGTGGCAAATGCCAAAGGGGCCATCAGTGCTAACCTTAACAGTGATAAGGCGACGCGCATCGTCAGCGGCCTTTTTCCGGGCGTATTGCTTTCGCCGCCTTGCCAAGATTTCCTCGGCAGGCGGTAGGTCTTCTGGTAGAATCTCTGCCTCGAACTCGGCGGGTTTGGGTTTGGGGCGCGGCGCACTGTCCTGGTGCAGGAGCGCCGAGTGATAGCGGCTCTGAACCGTCTGCCGCGCAAGGCCGAGCGCCTTAGCTGCCGCCGAGATTGAGCCGTATTCTTCGACGGCAGCCAGGGCTGCAATGCGGTCGCGCTCTATCTGATCCAACTGCTGTTGGCTTCTACCGGGATGAGGCACGACGGCCCCTCCTGTCATTGTGGAAGGGGCTACTTGTCGGCCTTAGGCGGGGTATCTCTTAGCTCCCGCCGGATCTTCAGGACCGCCCAGCATAGGCCCGCCACCATGCTGGCGATGGAGAGTCCCCATTCCAGCCAGTCCATCCACACCCACAGGGGGGCTGGCGTTACAGCGGCAATCAGCAGCCAGTCCGCAGCCTTGTCAGCCGCAGCCTTGGTCGTATCCATGAGGGCCAAGAGCTACGCCCCCTGCCCTGCGGTAAACTCGGCATTTATGCCCGGCCAAGCGATGGTGAACCGCTTATCCACGGGCTGGTTTGTGCGGACCTCCACCACATGGGCAGCGTCGCCCTCGAAGTCCTCTACAGGCCCGGCCCCAATGGCGACGATCTGCATTTGAATGTGGCGGGGGAACCGCGCGCACTCTGGGCCGTCGATTACCTCGCCCGCATCAGCCCTGGATTTGGTGAATGCCTGCAGGGCTGCCATGGCGCCGCTTTCCGTGCATACCCAGGCGCCAGCCACCCGGCCCAAGTCAGCCTGCTGCGCATAAGCGGTACTGCAAATACCGCCCACGATTAGGATAGACAGCGCGAGAAACGCTGCCCAGAGTCGTGCGGCCATGGGCCTACTCCGTGATGGTAGGTTGATGGAAGTGCCCGGCGTCTTTGGCGTGACCCTGGACGCCGGGCGCGCTGTCTAAGTGGTGGGGGAATCACGCCCAGGCCAGCACTACCCAGCGCCAGGAGGTCGTCGTTACCGTCTCCAAGTTAAAACTGGCCTTGCCAATAACATTGATTCCGGCCGACTGGATGAGCGATACGTGAGTGGCGTCCACCAAGATCGACGCGCCCCGGTCGGTGGTGCTGCCGACAACGCCTGTAAAGACCTCATCTCCGGCGACATATCCGTCGTCGTCCACCGCGCAGCGCAGGATGACCTCCACTTGTAGCGGCGCGGAAGTGAGGCCGTGCTCTACATCAAGTTTCGTATCAGCCGTGACAGTCTGCTCGGACGAGGTAAACCTAAGTTCGCCACCGAACAGCACCTGCACGAACTGATCTGCAACAATGTTGGCGCTGCCATCCGTAAACACTGCGCCCAGAAGGCGCCTCTGGTCGTAGTTCGTCGGCATCGTGGGGCTGCTGGAGCTGGTGCTGAACAGCGCGTCCACCACGCCGGTATCACTGCGCCGGATCAGCCAAACATAGTACCATGTGGCATTGCCGACAGAACCTGTATCCAGGCCACCGTTGCCGTCCCCTACCGCCCACGCCGCATCAATCGCCTTGGTGAGAGTGGTGGACAGCGACAGGTTGGCCGCGTCGTCTTCGTCCCGAGCGGCGCCAGTCGCAATGTCAATGTCGTGCTCTGCGTCAGCGCCGTTGTTCGATATGGTAAATCCATCGATATACCCCCTCGGCAGCGGCGTGGTGATGCTCGACGGGCGCACCGTGGAGAACCACTCCGAACCGTCTGAACGTAGAACTACCGAATCGAACTGGTCGGCTAGCTCAAGGTCCGACTCGTCGTTGATCGTTTCCGACCCGTCGCCGTCGATAGTGACCGCGTTGGCTGAGGAGTCTATCTTCACAACGGAAATCTCGAAGCCGTCGCCGGCTGTGGCGGCCGGAGGAAGCGTGATAGTAAACGCCCCGCCTGTGGCATCCGCTGCAATCAGCTTGCCGTCATCGCCTGCGGCCACCGTGTACGTGGTGGTTTTGGAGATAACGACAGAGGTCTTGGGCGTTGCCGAGCGTACCGGATCGGCAGTCCAGATGGTTACGTCATCGGCGTCACTCAGGACAACCTTGTAATCGTCGCCCGACAGGAAAATGTCATCGAACATCCCTGCAGAATCGGCCACTACCGGGTTGGCGTTGGCCGTCGTAAGGGCGTCGTCGCTAAAGGTGTCCAGTGGCGTGCTGGTGCCGGATTCGAAAAACTCCAATTTGGCCCCTGAGCGAGGGACGCCGTTGGCATCGAACACGCTTTCCAGCGGCAGGGCGAAACGACCAGCCATTAAGGACTCCACTTATTTTCAATGGAAAAAACCGCCCGAAGGCGGCTATTCTCTGCGGATGTGGGAAACACTGGCCCGCTGGGCGGGAAACTCTCAATGGCGGCACCTGCTGATACAGGGCAGCGTCGGCTTGGCCATCCTCTACGGCGCCGAATGGCTGTTAGGGCCTTGGGTAAAGCCCCTGATCCACCTTGGCGTCTGTCAGTTCATCGGGCCGTGTTAGGCTGGCGCAGCGCGCTCAGTGCGTTGGCCTCAGCCGGAATGGGCGCCAGCAGCATTGCCCTGAGGGCGTTGACCTGACCTGAGGACAGCGGCGCCGCTTGCGCGGAAGCCCCCCCCATCCGCGCCAACTCCGAGGCTGCGTTGGCCGCTCGCTGCGTCATGGCGGTTGCCCCGGCCCGACCGGCAAACCCGATGGCCGGCAGAGCCACGGCGCCCACTGGCCCGCCGATACCGTAGCCGGCGCCACCGGAGAGCACGCTGCTTACAACGCCCGTGGGGGCAAACTTGCCAACCATGCGCAGTACGTTTGTCAGCGGCTCGCCCTGCCCGACCTTCTTGATCGCCGCCTGCTCGGCTTTGCTGAAGAGACGCATTTTCTTCGGGTTCATGGCAAGCTGGCGGAACTCTGTCCGCAGGGCATTTTCCATGCCCGAACCTGAGAACTGCGCCTGGCGGTCGTGCGCGCGGGAGATCAGGCCCTCAATAGTCTCGCCCTTGCTGGCGCGGCTCCACAGCGAGCGGGCATCTCTCAGGGCCTCGGTAGCTTGCTTGACATTGCCGGCAATCACGTCTCCGGGGGTAAGCCTGTCCAGGGTATCGTCAAGCTGGCCAATGAGCTGCTGGGCAAGGCGCCGCTCGGCCTTCTCCAGACTGCCAGAAGCCTGCTTCAGGATGCGGCGCAGATTGTCCACCTGCTGGAGCGTCGGGGTCTGACCCTTCAGCGCCGAGAACTCCTCTAGCGCCGCACTGACCTTCGGGTGGATCTTTGGGTGAAACCCTTCCTTCTGGGCGGCAGACACCATGTCGTCTGCAATGCCGGCGAAGCGGTTGCCCGTCAGGGTCACGCCCGTATTCAGGGCCGTGTCATACGCCTTCCCGGCCTGGCCCTTGAGAGCGGCGGCGGTGGGCGCCTTGGGTAGTCCGGACTGTGCCACCTTGCCAGCGACGGCGCCAAAGCCACCGCCCGTCAGCGCCCCCAGGAGGGTGCCCCAGGCGGCCCCCTCAGCGCGTTCCTGCATCCCGCCCTCGGCATGGCCCGCACCGTGGAGAGCGCCATAGGCGGCGCCCTCAGCGGCGCCACGGCCCGCCATAGAGGCAACGGTGGGCTTGGCAGCGTTCAGGAGGGTAAGCCCTGCCCTGCCCGCCCCCAGCCCCGTGGTGAGGGCGCCGGCAATCTGGCCTGGGATGGCAATGCTGGCCGGAATAGCCTCGTCCCGGCCGCGCTCCGCAGCGAGGTTGCTGGAGTAGTCACCCTGCCCGCCAGGCTGTGCGCCAACGCCCGTCAGGCTGGACGCGCCCGCCGCCAGTTCGTCGGCAAAGCCGAAGCTCATGCCGGAAGCTACGGACCGCCCGAAATCATCCACCGCCCGCAAGCCCTCGGTGAGGCTGCCCTGGCCCTGCCCGGCCCCCTGGTCGCTGCCGACGTTGCCGACGTTGCCAGCCCCCGCCTGCCGAGCCTTGACGGCCGCCAGCTTCTGCCGGCGCTGGACTTCTTCAACCGTTGCCATTACAGCCCCGCATCGTCCATTGCCTTCATGAGAGCGTCCAGTTGATCGGTGTCGAGTTTGGTGGCATCCACATTCAGCAGATCGGCCGGCGCCATGGTGGAGAAGTCAGCGACCTTCCCGCTTTCGCTCTCCTGTGGCCGTTCGCCGACGCCATGCACGATATCCAGGAACACCTCCTGCACGCGCTCCAGGTTACGGCGGAACTGCTCGGGGCTTTGCGACTGCTCCAGGTTGCCGAGCACGCTTTGCAAGAGGCGGTTTTCGTTTTCCGACACCTGACCGAGCGCGCCACCAGTCGGAGACGCCTCGCGCATGGCCTGGAGCTTGTCAAAGCCAACATTGGCCTTCACGGTATCGACTAGGCGCGCCACGTCATGCTGTGGCGTGCCGGGTACGCCAGAAACCCACGAGCCGAAGCCCGCCACCGGAAGCGTGGACGAGTCCATGGTCTGGAAAATTCTGTCGATATCGTCGGATACAATCTGCGCCGTCGTGGCCCTGGATTTCTTGCCCTTGGCCTCAGCAGCCTCCGCGGCGGCCTTCTTCTCAGCTTCCGCCTGGATTTCCTGCTCCGCCGGCCCGCCACGGATCGGCACGAGCTGGGCGCCATCGGGTCCCTCGACAAGCTGATAGCCCGTCGGGATAGTGCCGTACTTTCCGCCGCCGACAGTGACGTTGGTTTCGGACTTGCCCGCCTTGGCGAGGGCCGTCTTGTAGTCCAAGAACGTGCCCTTGAAACCCTGTGCCACAGCCTGCTGATATTCCTGCATGCCGGACGTGGGCTTCAGATTGCTCGCCTCCTGCCCCATCGCCACCATGAGAGAGACGGTCTCCGGGTCGTACTGGTCCGGCATGTCAGAGATATCGACGCCGCGCGACGCCGCCATATTGAGGGCACGGCCATAGGTGTCCTGGTCTTGCACGCCATCCATGGCACGGGCCAGCAGGGGCGCTTCGAACTCCATCTGCTTACGGGTGTTCTCAGCCATCTTTGCAGAGTGTTCCTGAAACCGCATGCCGAAGTCGGGATCGATAGCGCCCGCGCGGCCGGCAAACTGCTTGTCCGTCATCGCGCCCGGTCCCTGGCGACCCGTATCCCACGTGATGCCGCTGGTAGGGTCAGTGCCGCCGTACTGCTCGGCAAAGAGCGAGCTAAGCGCGCCCTGCTTCTGCTGCCCCGCCTTGGCCGCGTCCATCTGCATCTGCAGAAGTTGATTCTGCATCTGGCCCGTCTTGTGCTGCTGCACAGCGCCGTAGACAGCCGGGAGATTGACCTGGGTGATTGCCATGCTAAGCCTTTTGCCCTAAAATGGGTGCTCGTGTGGTGCTTATAGCGTGGTAGGACAGTACGACTTCTAAGGGGCGTCCGCCCGGGCCGAGGGCTCCAAATGATCGTGATACGGCCGATCACGCCTTAGAAATCGGGGGCTGAGAGTGTCCGCCAGCCAGATTCGGCAAAAGCCTGGATTGGTCCACACGGTTCCGTTACTGCTGCATCATGTAGAAGAGGGCATTATTGATCCCCGAATTGACGCTGCTGGCCGCGTTCTCGTAAGCCGAGCCCCGCGCCTGCCCGGCAGCCATCTGGGCCTGTCCGATATTCCCCGCCGCACCCATGCCAGCCGCGCCAGTCTGCTGCGTGGCCGTCTGCCCAAGGCCCGCAAGGGAGGAGAGGCGGTTGGCGTAGTTGTTGAACTCGCTGCTCGCATAGTCCTGGCCGTACCGCTGCAGGGCCTTCAACTGAGGGCCGGAGCGCCTAAGGCCCCGAGCTGATGCCGAGCGGTCAACGGCCTTCTGCCCCTCGCCCATGCGGAAGTCATAGCCGGGCGACTTCTCGAAACCGGAATAGTCCCCGCCAATAAACATCTTCTCCAGCTCGGAAAGCGCCTTGCCGCCAGTCGCGCGATAGGGTGCCTGGTCCGCGCGCAACTGATTGAACATCTGCGCTTGCGTCTTGGCCGCTTTGCCGGCGGCCTTGGACTGCGCAGAGGCGGACAGCGCTCCGCCAGCGATAGAGCCAACGGCGCCGACGCCAGCCCCGATGATAGGCGCAAGACTGCTAAACCAACCCATTACAAGCCCCTCGCCGCTTCTAGAAGTTCGTCTATTTTGTCGCTGATCGCCTGCACCTGTGCTTGCGTAGGCGGGTTACTAATCGTCTGTCCCAAGTCATCCACCTCGCCAATAGCCGCGATCCGATCCGCGAACTGCTGCAACAGAGCAAGATGTTCACGGCCAAGCCCAAGACTTGCAGGGATGTAGACTTTCTTAGAATCAGCCACTGCTACCCCTGCCCTCCACAAAGTCCGCATACCCGCCGAGCAGGCCGCGCTTTACCGGGTCGGAAATGCTCAATTCCATGATGCGGCGCTCAAACATGCCAAGGCGGCGCCATTCGGCGGAGACCGTGTATTCACCCTTCTTACCCATGCCGGCGAAGAGCTGATTTGACCATGTGCGCCCGCCATCGTCGGACCAGCGGAGCATGATCTGAGGATCGCTGCCCTGCCCATCCGTGAGACCAACGCCAGCTTCCATGTCCACCTGAAAGCGGCTCATCACGGTGCGGTTCGTCTCTCCCCAGATGGTGGGCGTGATGGCGGTGCTGATTAGGGCGTCGCCGTCTTCATCGAAGGTGTCAAGGTCCAGCTCGTAAAGCTTGCCGTTCACCGCGTCGCCGACGATGTTCTTGCCGTACACGAACGCATGGGTATGCACGCGCCAATCGTTGCGGTTCAGGCTCTTCCGGTGATGCCAATAGCCGGTTGCCACGTCGTAAACCACCGTGAACTCATCCGGCTTGGTCAGGACGTAGAACTGGTGCCCTTCCTGGCTGTACTCGAAAGCCCGGAGATCCGAAACGCTGTCGAGCTTTGTCAGAAGGGCTTCAATGCCATGGTTGGAAATGCGCTTGGGCGTGTAGCCCTCTGCCCGGTAGACAATGCGGTTGTCGCCGAGCCAGTAAACCGTGTTGTCAACTTTTGCAACACTGCCCGCCGCCCCCAGGCCGCGCTCCAGGTAGGCGCCAGAGGCCCGCGCGAAGGGGAAATCCGCCTCGCCAGAGTTGTACCAAATCTCTACTGACTTCCGCCCGAAGACCCACAGCTCCCGGTGATCCGAGAAGATACGCACCGCATCGTCCGGATCGCCCTCCGCCGTGGCGAAGTCCAGCGCATCCCATGAGGTGCCGTCGTCGGAAGCAGAGATGTAAAAGCGCCCGGAGTCCGTCTCGGTATAGATGAAGAACCCGTCCTGATAGGTGACAGAGGACGCGCCGACGAAATCCGCGTCGCTGATTTGCGTTACCGTCGTCGTGGTGACAATGAAGCTGTCTGAGTCATCCCCGCCCGTGCGGACGAAGATCTGGTCGCCGTTGTGGGCCATATCAACCGGCCCGACACCGCCGATGTCTCCAATTAGATTAGTAAGCCCCGTGCTGCCCACCGAGAAAATGCGCCCACCCGAGACCACGAACAGCAGGTTGTCCATCTCGATCATGCCCCGGATGGGGCCAACGCCTACCGTGGCGAAGAGCTTCAGGCCGGGCGTGCCAAAGAGGGCTGCCTGGGTATGCGCGTCCTCAGGCGCTGCCTCGGCATAGAAATTAACCAATTTCTGCGCAGATAGCGGTAACGAGCGCGATTCGTAGCTCTGCACTGCGAATTTCACTCGCGGCATTCGTGGTACCTACAATTTGTGGTGCAGATTTGGATTGCCGCCGGGAGCCGGTGGCGCTACCTAGAAGAGAGACAAGAGGAGAGAGCCATGAGGCACATGTTCCTATTGGCGAGCGTCGCCCTGTTGCTGGGCGGCTGTAGCGCGGCGGACTTGGAAAGCGCGTTCGGCCCAGACGACTACACGGCTGAAGACGACCAGGAATGCCAGTCCATGGGGCTATCGTTTGGTTCGTCTTCCTACGCTGACTGCCGGATGCGCCTTGTCGAGCTGCGCGAGGCCAGGAAGCGGACCGCGATGCAGTACTACATTCAAAACCAGCCAATGCAGCCGACAACTACCAATTGCTACTCATACGGCTACAGCGTCACTTGCAAGACGCGGTGATCATCATGTTCAAGGCCTTATTTCTGCCGGGCCTCGTTTTCCTAGGCTTCGGCGCCTGCGTCACCATGGCCCAGCAAGCGCCAGAGGCAGCCACGACTTGCGACGATCCGACAGTCGAGTGTGTCGATATCTACACCAGCGTTTTTTCGCCAGATGCGGTCAAGAAGCGAGCCCTTGATAGGGTAGGGCCGCTGGACTTCTTCGTTGCCCCTGAGGACGTACCTTCGCCCTGCAAAGAGGAAGACGCGGCCTGCGATTAGCGCGCTGGGTAGTGCTGCTGACCCATCATCCGGGCTAGGCTGTTCATGCGTTCGAAGGTCTGCGGGCCGACCATATCCACCGCCTCCGGGCTCATCACGTACTCGCCGGCCAGGAGGTCGTGGTTGACTTCCTCGCCGGGCATACCGTAGACCGGGCCGCCCTGGTGACGCGGGCCGCCGGCCCTGTCGGCCCTATCCCCACCCAAATCACCGCCGCCACCATGGCCCTGATCGCCGCCCCTATCGCCGCCTCGGTCGCGCGCACCCCTGCGGCCCGGAGACGTGTCTCGGTAGCTGCTGCGGCCAGTACCAGCCGCCCCGGCGGCGCCGTATGCGCCGCCGGTACCACCTGCACCGCTCACGCTGCCGGAAAAATCCAACGGCCCAACCCTCGATTGGGCGCGCGCCGCTGCGAAGCTGCCAACACCACCAGGGGACATGGGGCCTTCAAGGCCGGCGTTGAAGGCGTCGAATTGGTCAAGATTTCCGCCGGCTGCGCGACGTTCGCGCACCTGTCGGTCAATCTCCGACAAATATCCGCGCAAGTCGCCCGTGCCGTAGTCATTCGTCCCAATTGCGGCGCCAATCTGGTCGAAAAATCCAAGCCCCTCCAGGCCAAGACGGTCCAGGGCGTCGTCAAACGTGCTGGCGTTGGATGCCCTCATTCCAGCCGCCCCAAGCTTGCCGACCATATCGAGCGGGAATGGGGCGAAGCGGCCCACCATTTCTGGCAACGTCGGGTCAACGTAGCCGGCAAGGCCGCCCCACTCGTTTTCCGAGCCGAGACCCTCGCCGCCCTGCCCGCCCTCACGCTCCAGCCAGCGCCGCGCCATCTCGGCTTGCTGCGGGTCGTTCCAATCAATGCCGGACAGGTCTAGGCCACCGCCACCCCCACCAGAGCCGCCCCCATCGGCACCGGCATAGCGGAAAGCAGGCATGTTGATGGAGCCGCCGCCCTGCTGAGCGCCGTCGCTCTGTCCAGGGGTGCCACCAAGCACCGCCATGGTGTTGTTGCCGTCCTGAGTGGACTGGCCGCCGGGGCCGAACTCGATGATTCCCTGGTTTGGCTGGTAGATTTTCACCAGCATTTCGCGAAGTGTGGCCATCAGTAGGGCATCTCCGGCTCGAATTGAATGGGTTCCATCTCGCGATCCCAGTTCAGCAGGGCCTCGCGCGTGTTGGTCGCCTGCGCGATCACCTCCGGGAAGGGCCTGAGACCGAATTTGGGCGCGATATCGACGGCCAAATTGTAAACGAGCGCCTTAATCCACTCGGTTGGGAAATCCGGGTCGTCCGCAAGGCCATCGAAGTCCTGCAGGGGCCGCGAATAGGTGAATCTCAGGTGATCATCCACCGTATCCGGCGCCGGCCAGACGTAAAGCTTGCCCGTGGTGGTTTGCGGGTCGTAATAGGCCTGCACGGGGATTCCCGTATTGGCCTTGCTGGGCAGCATGAAGTAATCCCGGCGGCCCAGCATCAGCGTAACGGGCGTATCCAGATCGTCCGACGACCCCTTGGCGTGGCGCCTGCGCATGTCCGTGATGCGGTTTGGGCGCTCGATGGTGTCGCTGTAGATCCAGACCCGGTTATCCTCACTGGCAGCGGCCGTAAGCCCCACGGTGAGCACTACTGTGGCACCCGAAGGAGAGCCGCTGACGGTCGTCCAGTGGATCGTGTCATCATCCTGCACGATCCCGATAGTTTCCGTGTCGGCGATGCCGGCGATGCTGTCCGCCGTGATGGATGTCGCACCAGAGGCAGCATCGGCCCCCAGCGCGGTTTCCGTCAGGCTGGACACCTTCGCCACATTGGCACCCGGCAGGTCGTATTCTGCCTGCCCATCCACCAGGAACAGCGCAGCCTCGGTGTGCAGCCAGAGGTGCAGCCCGTCCGTTTGCCAGGACTTCACCATCATGTTGAGCGAGCGCTTGCAGGACTGCAGTTCGTCTGCAGTAGCTACAATCCCAGGCCCGAGGACGCCCAACACCTCCAGAGCCTCGCTAATGATTTGGGTGCACGTGAGGCTGAAGTTTGTAGAACCGGAAGTCGCCATTAAAGCGAATCCGCCGTGACTTCATTGGTGGCGAGGAAGTAGTCAGCGGGGCGGGGCCTCGCATCAGGCACGCCCTGCCGGTCAATGCGGCCCTTCACGTGATCCTGCGGATGGCGCTGCTCAGCCGACTCCCGGCGCACGCGCAGGCCGGTCCATTCCTTCACCGTGTCCTCGGCGTAGACGACGAAGCCAGTTCGGTCACAGACAACCAAATGCGCCCCAGGACGGTAAGTCTTGCGGATCATGTCAGATACTCATGTCAAGTAAGAGGATCATCCCGGACTGGGGAACCGCGTCTGCCGGCGCTGGGGTGCCACTGGCCGCGATGCCCGGATAGCCCCTGCCCGCCTCCTGGCGCCACTCGGCGTCCTGGCTGGCATTGGGCGTAACGCCAGCCCCGCTCCATCTGCGGGCTATGTGGGCGATGCTGCGGCGTTTCTCTGCAGAGTCGATTGCCATGGCTATATGACGTTACCCTCGGTCTCCGTATACGTCGTGCCGTCGTCGCTCAAATCCTTCTCCCACTCGGCTGCGCCGCCGTCATCGAAGAACGTCATCTTCGTCGCCGTGATGGTGAGCTGGTTGCGCAGCGCCATATGGAGCCTTCCGATCTTTGTTAGGGGGCTGTCGTTCGCCGCCGGCACCCCCGTTGGCTCGCTCTGGGCCGCATCCAACTTGTCCACCTCCGTCTGGACGTTTGCGACGTCAGTCGCAAGATCCGTGTCAGTCGGTGTGCCTAGAACGCCAGGGATGGTAGTCCCGGTATCGACCAGGATGGCCGCGATTTCTGTGGCGATCTCGCCAAAGGTGCCGGCACCTACATGCGCGCTCTGGAGTTCATTCCACACTGTATCGGCGATCTCTTCGCTAGCACTGTCGTCCAACGATACATCTGTAATCGCCGCATCATCTACTGATGCCACCCTGGCGCCCGTACCGGAAACGCCCGCAACAAACGCGGAGCCGAAAGTACCCGCTGACGTATGGCCACTCTGCGCCTCATCCCAAACCGCATCCGCCGCCTCTGCATGTACATCCGCAGCCACCTTGGCGGCCGTGATTGCGTCACTCGCGATAGCCGTTGCCGTTATGGCGTTAGCTGCAATAGCCCCTACGCTTGCATCTACACGCCCGCTTACCAGGGAGTTAACCGCCGTGTTATTCCATGCGGTAATGTTCGCACCGCCGTTCGCGGTAATGATGGTCTGGCCCGCAGTAATCTTCGGCCGGTAAAGCTCAATCGTCCGCGTGACCGGCGCCATGCTGGCTTGCGTGATGTGGAAGGCCATCTCCTCGCTGTCGTTGCCAGTTCCAATGGTCATGTCCTCATCCAACAGCAGGGTGTACACGCCCGGCATATTGGTATCGTCCACCTCCGCGACGGTGGGCGTGGTGAAGGCTGCCGCTGCGGCGCCATTCCTCGCCCGGTAGGCCGTGAACGTGGTAAGGCCGGTCTCGCGCGTCGTCAGATCGGTGCTGTCTACGGCAACAAAGTAAATCACCTGATCCGTTGTACCGCTCGGGATTCTCATGATGCCCAGCCTTGTTCAATTGGATGCAGGCCAGCCACTCCCGCGACACTGCCAGTCTCTACGGAGTGCAGGCGGCTCTCGCTGGTAACGGCAGCCCCGCCCGCTTCCTCGGTCAGCGCGAAGCCGAGCATGTTGTAGTCGAACGTGTTGGCCCCGGCGGCGATGCCGAAGGTCACGTCTGCGGAGTCAACGGTGTTGTAGGTGTAGAGCGAGCAGCACTCGGTGCCGAGGTCCACCTCGCCCCGGTCTGTCCAACCCGTCAGCGGCGCGAAGCCGCCAACCGCATTGGCACCGTTCCACACCAGCACGCCGCAGAAGCAGACGTTGCCGCCAAGCGACAACGTGCCGGTTATGTCCCCCGTGCCATCTTCGCCCGCCAAAACCGTGGTGTCCTGCACCACCACGTCCGCATCCGCCGTGACGGTAAGCGCAAAGCCGGCCTTGTTGCTGCCGCCGGTCTCATTGACCGCGACCGTCTGCTCTCCGGTTGGAACGCTGGCCCCGAGAAAGTCCAAGTGGACCGTTCCGCCCTCGCCAAGAGCAAATTCAGACGGCGAGCCGGTTACTGCCGTGGGCGTGGCCGCGCCGTAGGCGGTATCGTCCACCTGTTCTGCGGAGGCGTGCTGGGCCACACCAACCAGCGCGCCACGCGGTGTCCCGACCGGCGTGTGCTGGAAAGTGAAATCGACTGTCTGTAGCCCGGAGCTGGTGGCTGCGTCAAATGCTACGGCCATTAACTATTCCCGGCTGTGTTTTGGCCTTCCATGACTCCCTGGCAGTTGCTAGGCTCTACCCAGGGAGGAGTGCGAATGATCGACATTCTTGTATTGGCCGCCATTGCCGTTGCGGTCGTCTGGCTCTGGTGGGTGCGTCCGTCCAAGACTGCCCCACGGAACGACAAGGAACCGCCCCTACTGTAGTGGGATGAGCCTGGGCGGGCTTGCCATCGGCACGTCATCCCAGGGCGATGGGTCATCGTCAATCGCATAAGGGCCGCGCTCAGCGCACTCCGATCCGTCCGCATTGCAGGCGATGTATGTCTGCGCCTCATCCCAGAAGACGCCCGTGCGCTCCACCCAGCTGGAAGGAGCGCGGATAGGCAGGCTGTTGGGCACCTCTATCCGGCCATTCCCGTTGCCGTGGATCATGGTGTCATGCCAGGACGGGGGGATGTGATCATGGACGTAGAGGACTTCCTCGCTCGCGCTCGCAAACCAACACTCGTCATAGGTCGCGAAGTCCGCATTGCCCGTGCAGAACGCCAGCAGGGCCACGAGCTGCGCCTTAAGGTCGGCCTCGACGGTGTTGTCAGCAATCGGCCGCATGCTGTGGATGGTCAGCGCCCGTGGCGTGACGCCTGACTTGCCATCAAACACGATGAAGGTGTTGCCCTCGATAAGGTGCGTGAACAGCTCCGGGTTGGCCCTTGCCGCCTCGTAGCCGGCCGCGAAGTCCTGCGCCGCAACGGCGATCTCGGACCACCGCTGCTCGTTCAGGTATTCCTCGCTCTCGGGCGGGAACAACTCGCGGCTGCCGTCGGCCTGGCGCCGGCCCTTGTCGCAGTTGCCCCAGGCGTTGCGCCCGCGCAGGGTCAGCAGCGTGGCGACGTTCCCGGAGGTGCGGAACACGATGGTGTTGTTGCGGATGATGCTATCGGTACAGGCGTAGTGATCCAGCGGGAAGAGGCCGATCACGTCATGGACGCCATCGCGCGAGAATGGCTGGCCGTCCAGCCCGACGTTGGAGAAGACGTTGCCCTCGATGCGGGAGCGGTTCGCAAGGTTCTTCAGCGCGTGCCCGGCATTTCCGGAGGCATGGAAGACGTTGCTGAGAGCGACCAACTGCCCGATGGAGCGCTCCAGGTACATGCCGTGCCAATCCAGGTTCGGCCCGAAGAAGTTGCCGCGCAGTTCCAGATAGGTTGTGGGCAGCGTAGGATCGGCGTCGCCCACCAACCCAGCGCCCCCGATGCGGTTGTCGTGCAGCACCATGAATGCCGGGCAGACTCGCGCGGACTGGAGACAGCCCCAGCCAACGTTGCTCTTCGATCCGCCAACGAAGTCAACCCCGCGCACAATGCCGCCGGTGGCCGTCTTGGGAAAGCTCACGCTGAGATTGGTAGAAGGGCGCACGCCATTGGCCGGAACGCCAACCACCTCCCCGCACTGAGTCTTGTCGAATACCAGGGCCGAGACGTAAGGCCCCGGCGCGTCCTCCCTCGGATGGAGGTGCACCCGCACATTGGGCGTTCCACCCGAGACGAGGCCCCGCATCTGTGCCGCCGAGCCGGCAAGGTCCGCATCGGTTCGGTAGTCCACCTCGGCCCAGGGACCTGGGCAGAGCGCGTCATAGTCCGGTGCCTCCGGCTGGCGCTCGATGGGCTCATTCCAGGCAGCAGGCGTCCAGGCAGCGGGCGCCACCACATGGCCGGCAAACACGGGCCAGTCGCCTGGCTGCGGCCCTGGGTCGGGCTCCGGGTCCGGTTCTGGATCGGGCGGCGGCAGGCCGGCCTCCTGCCAGTCTGAGAAGTCAGGCCGCCATGCGTCAATCCCGCGGGCCCACGACCACGCGCCAAGGCAGACGCCGAGGTCATCGTTCCAGCGCCACTTGTTCAGCACCGTACTGGAGGACGTCGCGGGCTGGCCCACCTGTCCGGTCACCGTGGAAAGCGCCGCGCCGTCCCACCGTAGCAGGGTCGCATTGCTGCCCCAGATCACCGGGTTAGCGCCGTTCACAGTCGGCACAAGGCAAATGCCCGCCCGGCCCACGTTGGCGCCGGCCAGCGTCGCGTCAACCACGCTCAAGGCCGGGTCCTCATCCCAGACCCCAGCCGTCTCGCGCAGGAGAACGATACGAGTAAACTGCGGGTCAACCACCCAGACGCCCTGCCGACCCTCGTCCCAGGCCATGGAGGCTGTGTTGCTTACGTTGATCGGATTGGTGGTGCAATCGTATGTCCCAGCCGCCATGTCGGCTTCGCAGACCCTGCTACCGGAGAACATCAGCACGCCACGGCCGGGAACGCCCACAAGGTTGGCGTTGTAACCACCATAGGTCTCGCCTCTACCGCCAGCCCCGGCTGGGTTCCATCGGTCCGGCTGGCGCTCGATGGTGTTGGCGGGATCGTTCACGTTGAAGCGCCACACCTGGGCGTCTCCGCTGCCGGAGCCGAAGATGGCGCCCACCATCAGGTAGATGTGATCCCCGATCCGAAGCATATTGTTGTACGTGTGGCTGGAGCGCGGACGCAGGAACTGGCCGAAGGTTGCCGCCACATTCAGCCAGTCGTCCTTGTCGATCGTCGGGCCATTGGCCAAGCGATCCGCCTTGGACAGGTTGTCACAGTTCGGTCCCTGTCCCACGCAGGCAGGCCAGGGCGTATCGCTCACATAGGGCTCGTTCCAGCCATCCGTCGGATTACCTTGCTCGTCGTACCTGTAGGTCCGCAGCAGTGGCATGTTGAGTGCAAGGTGCGGGACAACCACTTCAGCCTGGGCGGTCTCCAGGTTATAGCGGATAATGCCGTTGAAGCAGCCGTCTCCATGCCCGCCACCCGCCCATAACCACACATCCCGGCCATCCCATACTGCGCCGTTCCATGCGCCGACAATGCTGTCCAGGCCCTTGCCGCAGTTGTCACGAATCCGCTGCAACTCGCCGCTGGTCTCCAGATCCGACCACGGCGCCCCATAGGCCAGCCAGGAGCCGGCCGGCATGTCGAGGATGGCCTGGAGATTCAGTCCGGGATCGGGTTCTGGGTCAGGATCTGGCTCTGGATCTGGATCTGGATCTGGCTCTGGTTCCGGGTCAGGCTCAGGGTCCGGCTCGGGATCGGGATCTGGATCGGGTTCTGGCTCTTCCGCGTGCAGCAGTTCCAGAGCTTCAACGCGCGACTCCAGGTCAAGAAATTCCTGATTGGTCGGAACCTCGACAGCGTTGGCGTGCGAGACGAAGCCGATGCCGAGAACAGCCAGGAGGGCGAAGAGAAAGCGCATGGTCATGCCTCCGCCGCTTTGAGCAACCGCTCTCGGCGGGCCTCGTACTCGACAATGAGAGCGTCGGCCCTGGCATGGGACTCTACGGCCCCGGCCTCTTGGCGCTTCGCTGCAACTTCCTGTTTTACCAGTTCCGCCGCGCGCCGCTTCAATTCGTCTTCGCGCATGTTCAGCCCCTCGTCACGGACCTTGCAGGTTACCTCGAATGCCGCGCGCTCGGTTGCCAGCGCAGCCTCATCCACAACAAGGGCGGCCCGCAAGGCAACAACCGCGTCACTCTCGTCGCTCAGCTTCTCCGCCTTGGACTGCAGGCGCTTGTTGACCTCGATATTCATCTGGATAGCCGCGGCGGTGACAGCCTCAGCCTCCTTCATCAGGTCGCGAGCCCTGTGCTGTGCCTCCTCAGCCGCCTCTCGGCGCTCGGAAAACGTCTTCAGCGCCTCGGCAAGATTTTCCTTGCTGTCGAGTACCCGCAGGATCACGCCAAGCAAACCCTCGGCCTGTGCAGCGCGGCTCCCGTAGAGGACCGTGTTCGCCATCGTATCGGGCTCCTATTCGACAATAAACGACATGACCCAATCTTCATTGGCGGCCACGTCACGAGATTCGACCACCTCAGCCGGGCGGTACTGGGATGCGCGCGTGGCCTCTGCTTTCACGCCCAAACGCCAGCGGTGTGAAACGTTTCCGCTAACGCGAACGGAAGAGGTGCGGCTGTGAAACTTCTCAGAAACGCCATAGCCAAGCGACAGGTCCACTTGCTGCTCACGGATAAGAAACCGCTGCCGGTCTTTGGCTTCCGCATACTCGCCGATTGTCACGAAATCCATAGTCTGTCCCTATGCCTCGTCAATGACGCTGATCTTGCCCGCAACAGTAATCTCGATTTCCCGCGCAATATCTGGCTGGAGGAGAAAGCCGCTTGTCGTCGTGGCTGTGCCGCCGCCGAGGACAACGCGGCCCATCTCGTCATTGACGATATGCAGGACGAAGCCAACGGGGAACGTGATCTCATCCCCGCTACCCGCTGCCCCATCGGTGAGATTGCCCGCCGTTGTGCTGGTCGTGGTGTTACCGGATTTGTAGAACTCGCCGATGACCGTGCCCGCAGCGCTGCCGCGATTGCGGCCGTAAGCTGCAGCGTCCCAACGTACTGTGCCCATGAGTGCTCCTTCGGAAAAGAGGCGGAGCCGAAGCCCCGCCCCATCGCCGTTACTGGGTGGTCAGGATGCCGCCGGCCGCAGCCACAGCCGCAGCAACAGAATTGTTCCAGATGATGTTTCGATCACCCGAATCCCATTCCGCCGCCCCGCCGTCAGTGCCCGCAAAGGTGTTCCACAGGATGATGGCGCCCTGGCTGATGGCAGGGATCGAGAACACGGTGGTTTGCGCCGTGGCTGCGTTGTCCGACTTCGCGAAGAACATGCAGTCCTTGAACACGATGGTTCGGTCAATGCCCGTCGCGTCCTCCACCGTCACCGTCTGGTTGTCGGCCGACAGGTAGGTGGTGAACAGGCAACCCTCAAACCACATACGAGAGGCGCCGCCATCAAACCACAGCTCACCCTTGGAATCACCGTCTCGGGCGATGGTGTCGAGGCCGATGATGCAGTCTTTCCAGACGTTCTCGGTGCCGCCGTTGACCTTCAGCGAGGTGGCGCCCGCCACCCCGGCCAGAGCCGTGGTGCCCATGCCGGCAAAGTGAATGTTCTCAAAGTAGTTGTGATTGCCCGTGACCTCGCAGGCCACAAGGTTACCGTCGTCGTTGCCGCAGAAGATCTGGAAATTGGCGAAGACACAGCCGGAGCCGGAAATCGTGATCATCGGCGTTACGTCGGTGCCGGTGTTGTTGAACCGGCAGCGCTGGCCGTACTTGTTGCGCGACGTGCCGATCAGGTGGACTAAATCCTTGTTCCAATCCTGCTCGGTTGTGATGTCCTCGGTCGTCTCGGACGCACTGTCGCCGCTCGCGAGCATGACAATCGTGTCATTCTTGTTGGCGCGGCACTTGCTGAAAGCGCCGTTGGTCCCGAACACAGTCCTGAGGGCGCGCTTCGGGCTCAGGCCGTCGTTGCCGTCAGAGGCACCATTCGCCTCGGTTCGGTACGGGGCGACGAAGAACACCTTCGAGTCCACGCCGAAGGGAAGGTTTCCGGGAAGAACAGGCACCCCAAAGCTCGTGATGCCACTGCGGCCGAAGCCGGTAAGACGATTACTGCCCATTAGTCAGACTCCTTGAGAAATGCGCCGCAGCCGGAGCAGCCAGGGTGGGTAGCCCCACAGCGCAGAGAAGAAGGGGCGAGCCCGGAAGCCCGCCCCACATTACCGGCCGCTATCAGGCGCCCGGAGAACCGAACAGACCACGCCAGTCCGTATTGCCGAAGCTGCAACGGAAGTAGACCGCAGCCTTGGCATTCTTCGTGTCGAAGTCGTTGTCCTGGTCGAAGGTCGCCGCCTCGCGCTCGAAGTAGATCATTCCGCGAGGGGCGTTGGTGCGGAGGAACCACGCATCGGCATCCGTGAAGTAGTGGTTCATCTTGACGCCACCCGGCAGAGCGTTGGTGGCCTTCAGCACGTTGATCGCGTTGTTGGCCGTGTCGTACTGCAGGGTGGACTTCAGGATGCGGTTTGCCTCAAACCAGTTCTGACGGGCCACAAGGAGAGTCTTCGGCATGAGGCTGATCTTCAGGCCGCGGTCGTTGGTCGCGCCCATGATGTCTACGATCAAATCCTCAAGCGAGGCCTCGGACAGGTCCGCAGCCACGGCCAGTTCGTTGGACTGGTCACCGTTTAGCGTCGGATGGTCAGTCGCCAGCAGTTCCTTGCCGTCGCCGAAGGTGAAGCCGCTGTTGAACGCCCTGTTGTAGACGTTCGCCGCAACGGTCTCCTTCGTCTGGCGTGCGGAGAACGCCAGCGCACCAGCGCGTCGCTTGGATACAACCTCATAGAGATTGTCCTTCAGCTCCTCGTAGGTGACGATATAGCCTCCAGCGTAGGCCACGTGCGTGTAGCGCGTGGTATAGCCCTGGGTCTCGCTGTCAAACGAGATAGCGCCGCCTTCCGACTTCTGAGCCACGAGCCCGAAGCCGGTAACCTGCACGTCCTCCTCGTATGACTTCTCAGACGAGTCGCTCTCGAACAGGTCAGGATATTCGAGCGGATGCTCGTTATACGACCGCCCCCACCAGGCCTTGACGCCGGGCCAGAGAGCCTTGGGGTGATTGCCCGTTGTGATGATAGCCATTGTTCAGCCCTCCGTTAGATGCCCAGAGCCCCGTCACCGTCGCCGGTAGACAGGTCGCTGTGCATGTTGATGACGACGAGGGCCTTCTGATTGGCAGACTCGGTGTCGTTGTCCTCGCGATTCACCATGCCGACGATGCGCAGCATGAGGCTGGCATTGGCGACAGGCGTGGTGGATGTGCCGGTGTCAAGTTCCTCACCCGAAAGCCCGGTCACGGTAGAGCCGGCATGGGTTCGGATGAAGGTGGCATTGAGACCGATCAGCGACTCCGTCAGGTCGCCATCGGCCTGGATCTCATAGACGACAGTCGGATCAGTGCAGACCAGAGCAATGCGCTCATTCGAGGTGGGATTGTGCCGCTGGTCCAGGTTGGACGGATTGACCGCGAAGGCAACGATCACACCAGATGCATAGGTGCCGTCCGTGACCACCGCCAGCTCAATATTCGGAAGCGTGCCCGGCGGAAAAGAGCCCACGCCCGGCGCCGATTCCCTAGCGGTGTTGGAACCGTCCGCGACCTTAACAATCAGATCGCCGACAAACATTGCGCCGTTAGCGTCAGCGTCAATGTACATCGGCGTAACAGCCCCATTATAGGGCGTGCCATTGAGGTGCCGAACGGGTCGAAACCCGAACCGCGAGTCCACGTTCGCCATAGTTACAGTCCTTAGATTTGGGTTGGTCGAGCGGGACTCGGATAGCGCGATCAGTCGCGCTTGTAGGTGATGCCCTGCGAGGGGGTATACCGGCCGTCCTGGCCAACTTGTCCCGCGATGTTTCCGCGCCGGATGGCCTCATCGACCTGATCCAGCTCCTTGTTCTTCTCGGCCTGGTCCTCGTCGTACCACTCCTGCTTTTGCTCCATCAGGAAGGCATACATAGGCTGGCCATTCTCGTGCACGCCGACACGGCGGCTGACGCGGCTTCCCTCGCCGTCCGTGTGGACACCCTCGTCCTCCACGAACGCATAGCCCGCGCGCTCGAAGTTCTGCGGGCGGCCACCCTCATCGTTCACCCAGCGACGGGTGAACCCTTTCCTCTCGGGGGCATGCAGCTTCTGGCGCATGGCGCTGAGCGGAACCCGCTCACGACGCTTCGGTGGGCGGCCCGGACCGCGCTTCTCCTGGGTAGCGGCATCCGCCGCCTCTCTCTCTTCGCGCGTCGGTCGCTTGCTCATGTCGGTCATGTCTCTAGCTCCAGTCATATTCTTTGACGTAATCCTCACGCTTCATCAGCCCTTGTTTGACAAAGCGATCACAGGCCTGCTTGGCCTCGGGAGGAAGATCGGTGTAGCCCTTGCCGCCACTCCTGCGCCCGGCTGGATTGCCCTCGACAGGCGAGGGCTTGGCGCGGTTGGGGTTGGTGAACTTCTCCGGGAAGGCACGCTTCACGAACTTCGTGACCGCCTCCAGATTGTCCTCCAGCGACATGTCCGGCTTAGTGCGCAGCAGCAGCTCATGATGCGTGGTCGCGGCCGTGGCCATTTCCTCGCTCTGCGAGAACCACTGGTTCTGGTCGCGCCATGACATCGCCGCTGGGTCGATATCGGGCTGCCTCTGCTGGGGCTTCCCAACGTTCTGCGCGGCCTCGCGCACCACAGCCTGCTTCTGCTGTTCCAGTTGGTCGTACTGCGCCAGGTTGCCGGCCTCGGCAGCCTCGCGCTGTGCGGCCTGGATATCGCGGATGGCCTTCTGGTACATCCGGGCTTCGGTCTTGGTGTGGTGCTCGCCGAACTCTTTCAGCGTCTTCTTGATCTCGGCGTTTTCCGCCTCGAACTTGCGTAACTGCGCCTTCAGGATGGGCATCACCTCTTCGCCGCGCTTGACGAAGACGTCCGCATCTACCCAGCGCTCATCGGGGCCGCGCCACTCGTCCTTGGGAGACCAGCCCATGGCTCTGGCGCGGGATTCCGTCTCCGGGTCGGGAGCGGTCTCGACGGCCGTCTCAGTTCCGGCTTCGGCCTCGGTATCGGCCGCCGCCTCTGCTTCGGCCTCTACGGCCTTGGCTTCCTCGGTCATGTTTTCTCTCTTTTGCTCATGGAAAAGCCGCCCGGAGGCGGCTGGGATTGCGCTTCCTAGGGGCGCGATGTACTATTCAAGCCATGTCAGACAACACTTGGCACGTCTGGAAGGCCACGCACCGGGAAACCGGCGATTCCTATGCGTTCTCGACCGCCTCAGAGGTCAGCCCGAACGTAGATGGCTATGAATACAAATACTTAGGTGCATCGCCGGTCAAGATTACCGACCATAGAATAGCCGAGAAGCCGGCGGGCAACGCCTAAACCGGCCTCCCCTGCTTAAAGGCGGGCTTCACAATAGGCCTCAGGAAGCGCCAGAAGGGCACCGGGACGCGCTGAACAGCAAGCGTCACCTCCACACCCTCACCCGCCAGCTTGGCCGTCTCGGCGTTTAGCTGCTCGACTAGAGCGGCTATGCGCGGGATGCTGTCAGTCATTGCCCTCTTTCGCCTCGTAGAAGTAGTTCGCCTCCAGATCGGCCAGATATGCTGCGTGGTCAACGGTCTCCTCGTTTAAGATGCTGGCGGCCTTGGCCAAGTCGAAGAGGCCGTCAAGCCCGGCCGTCTTTCCGTCGTCATCCAGGCCGCAAGCGCAAACGTCAATCCGAGACTCGGCCAGCGCGGCAAGCAGGCTCTCGGCCGTGATGCCGCCACTCATCCCAGCACCGCGCAGATATCGGAATCGTTGCACAGGCGGTACTCTTCGCCGTCGTCGCCCTTGGTCACGATGCCGGCATACTTGGCGATGAGGACGCGCTGGCCGGGGCTGGGCTTGGAGCCCTTCACCTCGCAAAAGGCATTCTCGCCCACAGCTACCAGCGTAGCGCGGCACTCCGCCATCCCGCGCCGCTCTCGTTCCTGGTCCGGAATGAAAATGCTGCCAATCTTGTCCGCTACGGCGTCCGGCTTCACCAGAACGCGCAGGTCAAGCGGATTGATCCCGCTCGGGTTCTTCATCGTCGCCGGACCGCCGGTCACTGCCCATTTAGACTCGGGCGCGAGTCCCATATCTTTCTTGATCTTGCCCACCGCCTCATCCATCTCATTCCGGGTGATCGGGACCACCATCTTCGTCTTCATTAGCTCAGCCCCTTCTTCTCTTTATAGAAGTTGCCGATCAGGTCGCCGCTGGAATCCTCAATGAAGCGGTAGCCCGCCTGAGTCCATGTGTAGATATAGCGCGCGTCCTCGCCCAAAAACCACAGGTCGCGCTCGTGCGCCTCCAGCCCGAAAATCTCAACCTTCGCCTTCGTCGTCTCCATTGTCTCTCGGCTCCTCTAATGACTCGTAGAATTTCTCTATGTCCTGAAAGGTCAGCCCCTCCAGGTCGCCCAATATCTGTGCGTAGGCCTGCTGCGCGTCGGTCAGCTTCTCACCAGAAGCCCACCGCTCCATCAGGCTCTGGCGGTAGTCTCGCCAGTATTGCCTGACCTTCTGTGTGGCGGCCCGCTGGCGCCACTCGCCGTACTCAGCCTCCGTTAGCCGGTCCATTTGCCCTCTGCTGTGCCTGCTGGCCCTGCTGCTCCGCCTTGGCCATGCCTAGCAGAGCGTTTATCTCGGCCTTGTAGATGTCCAACTGCGGCCCAGCCTCGGCAGCCTCAGCCTGCGCAACGGACTTCAGGGCGTCGGCAATCGCCTTGGCTATCTGCGCCTCGATAAGCCGCACATTTGCTGCGCGCTCGATAATCTCGCTGTCCACCCTCTTCGACTCGGTCTGCGCCTGGATCATCTCCGGCGTGGGACCGGGCTGCTCCTTGGCCATGACCTCATCCACCCTGTCGATGCTGGCGGCCTCCAGGATGCGCTGTGTGATCTCCATGCGGTCCATTGCCGGATCTTCCCGGAACTGCATCAGAAACTCAGCCCGGGCCAGCTTCTGCATGTCGCTGACCATCGTGGGGTCAGACACGGGCACCACATCAATGTCATCGCCCGCATAGTCCTTCTGCGCGATAGCGCGGGGCTCGTCCAGCACGTTGAAATACGCCTCGGGTGGCATATAGATCCGGTTCAGCCTGTAGAGCTTCTTCAGTTCCGACTTCAGGGACCGATGGATGCGCTTGTAGATCGCGCTGAACACCTTCTGCCCCTGCTCGACAAGAGCAAGCGTCGTCGTGGCCGTCTGGTTGGCTCCCTGCTGGTCGCCCAGCATGGTGTCCTTGACGCTTGAGATGTCCTTTCCGGCCTCGATCAGCAGGCCCAGCAGATTAAACAGGACCGCAGACGGCTCCTTATCGATATGCGGGACAATGTTGTCCCTCACTGTGGTACCGGACGCATTGACAGGCTGCCACTTGCCCGGCTTCCTCGTGATCGGCCCAGATCCCATGCGAAGGCCCGAGCCGATGAAGCCGCCACCGGCATTCGCCAGCGTGCCGGCGTCCAATAGCTGGTTAATGACCGTGTTGACCGACTCGTTCAGCGGATTCAGCAGGGAGGCGAAGCCAACATCGTAGAACGAGCCGTCAGGTGCGGGAATAAAGCCGTACTTGGTGCAGTAATCTACAGAAGCGATGCGGTTTACCTGCCCCGACGGCTCGTCTACCTCTACCGAATCCTCATCATAGTTCGCCACGATGCGGACAACCTTGCAGGTGTCCTTGTGCAGCGTGACAATGTAGGGCTCGGCATAGCCATCATCGTCCAGATCCAGACGCCTGTACTGCTCCAGGAAGCAATGCGGGGCGTCATCATCATTAGCCTGTGGCTGCTTCTCAGTGCCCTGGGATGGGCCTAGATCCACATCGCGGAAGATCCCAGACCTGACACGCTCCTGCACCTCGTAAGGGTACAGCTCGATCTCATGGGTATACCGCGGCACCGTGGCGAAGCTCTTGGCCCAGTAATTCACCACCAGTTTATCAGCCGGCACCATCTCAGAGCGGTTGCGGCCCATAACACGGTCGAACCATGTCTTGCGAAACACCGTGCCCACGATAGGCAGGACATGCAGGAGACGGTCTGTGTCCTCCTCCCACTCCTCCATTTCTTCAGTGAGCTGGTAGGACATGTGCTCGCCGATGCGGGCGGCCCTGTCCCGCTTCGAGCCGTCCTTATCCTGGCCGATCACCTTGCCGCGCACCACGGAAGTACCAGGCACAATGGCCGGATATGCCCTGGCCGCGAACTGGATAGCCGCGGTCGTGACAAGCGGGAACTTAACATTGGCCGCCTTAGGCCACGGGAAGGTCTTGTCCTCCGCTACCTGCATGGCGAGCTTCATGCCCGCCTCGCTGCGCTTCTTCCAATCCGCGCGGGACTGTACATCAATGTCGTATTCGCGTTTGACCCGCTCGCCAATGCGGCCCAGCTCGTCATCCTCAAGCCAGCCCTCGGCTGCAATGTTTGGGCTATCAATCAAACCCTTCAGGACAAGCGCGCGGGCCTGATCGTCCGGCATGTCTGGCGCGTCACCGCCCTCCATAGCAGCCGGGAAGTCGCCGCTGTCGATGATCTGCCCAGCCATTGCCATCAGGTGTACTCAGCCAGCCCGCGCAGGAACATGTCGATCATACTACCGAGCGCCTTGTCACGCGCCTCGCGGTGCTGCTTAGCATCCTTCACCATGTGGCCCGGGATATAGATTTCCAGAGCGCCCGTCTCCTTGTTCCACTTGAACGTGGCGCCCATCTGCGGATGGTCATGGTCCATTATAGCTTAAGCTCCAGGCCGAGCGCCTCGATATCCTTGGAAATTGCAGTGATTTGATCGCTCACCACGCATCCACCAGCCAGAATCAGCGCGCGCGCCATTATTGCAGCGTCCTCATCAGCCAACTGGTTGTCGGTAAAGTCTTTGGCTCTCGCCATGCCGGGGGTCTGCGTCAAATCCAACAGATCCAACAAGGCCTTCCGGCGCGCCATCAGATGCTGAAGCTTCTTGAATGTATCTTCCTGCATGCGCCTTCCTCTCAGTAACCCGTTGCCTCGCTGCGGCCGGTCTCGGTCTGGTAATCGTCGCCGTCGCCTGCCCATTCCTCGCCAAACGGGAAGGCAAAGGTGAGTGCAAGGGCGTCGCCGTCATCCGGGGAACGCAGGCCGCGCTTGCGCATGTCTTCCTTGCGCTCCAACTTCAGCCGCGTGTTGCTGTCATAGCTATAGAGCGGGCCAGTCAGATCGCCGTGCAGCACATCATCATCCGGGATCTGTGCCGGCTGGTCCTTGAGCCACTCTCGCATCTCGCCCCACATCTCCGCGCGCTTGTTGAAGTATTTCTGGCTGTCCAAGGGCTTCTCGCCGCCGTTCACGGGGATTACCATGTTTCGGTAGCCCAGCTCCCTTAGGCGGTCCACCACGCCAGCACCAAGGCCGCCCACGTCCACAAACATCTTCTCCAGCCGCTCGCGCTGCATGGCCTGCACGCACAGCCCGGCTACTTCCATGGTGTCTTTCTTCTCCCATGAGCCGTACTTGCGCGCCTGGCGGCCCTGGCGGACGAAGATTGACGTGCTGTCATCGCCGAACCGTGCCGGATCGCAGCCGCCAACACGCGGGCCGTATGGATCTGCAGTAACCTTGCGGGCTCGCATGACCAGCATGGGCGGAATAAACGAATCCTCGCCGCTGGTCTGGAATGCCTCGGCTGGCGTCGCCGGGTATTCCTGCTTGAACAGCCACTCGTCCTTAAGCTCGATAATCTTGGCCCGGCGCCAAGCCATCTGCTCCTGGTCTAGGCCGTAGGTCTCCCGATATTCCTCTTCCTCGATATCGAGGCTGAAGGCATCAGACACAGGCCGGCGATACTCGTCCTGCCAATACCAGGGAATGAATATCGCCTGATATTCAGACTTCCCGGTCTCAGCCATCTGCCATTGGGCATGGTAGAAATTACCGATGCCGTTGGCCGTACTCTCCAGGATGGATTCCGTGCCAGGTTCATCCGGCACCGCCTGCAGGATGCCCGCCGCGTGCGTGTCCGCATAGGGCCAGAACGCCACCTCAGACCCGTGGAAGAGCTGAATGGTCTGTGAGCGCCCCACGGCCTTCTTGCCGGCAGTGCCAACCTTGTAACCGCTGTCCAAGCGGTCGAAGGCCAATTCCTTCGCGTTCGCCGTGCCTGCCGAGGGCCGCACCAACTCCGGGCAGTGCTCATGGAACCGTTCAACCATGTTGAACAGGTTGTCGGTCGCCTCCTGCTCGTGTGTCAGGATGAACACCCGCTGCCCATGCGCGTGCGTCACGCGGTGGTAGAAACGCCCGCCAATGTAGGTAGAGCAGCCCTGCTGCCGCCCCTTCAGCACGATGGCGCGGACTAGGCCAGCTTCCCGCCGCTGCGCCTCTAGCCGCTCATGCAAGTACATCTGCGCCCGGTTTAGGGCCAGCGGCAGAACGGCGCCAGACTTGGTGCGGATCTTCAGGCACTTGGCCGCGTAGTGCTCGAAATCGTCCTTGAGGCGCTGGCGGATTTCCCGCTCGCGCTCACTCATGGCGCTCATTCAAGCTCGCCCAGCCGGTCCTCGTGGCTGATTGTTAGGTTGCCGGTCAATTCGGTTGAAGCCAATTTAGGATGGATGTAGGGGGCCGCCCTCTCCGCAGCCCACATGCGTTGGGCCTCTTCAGCCTTCTCGTCCCGCAGCATGGCCAGCATGTACTCCAGCGGAGTAAGCCCCCCACTGGCCGCCTTGTCTGCAATCTCTCTGGTCTTGCGCGTGGACGCACCCTTGGGCCGGCCCGCGCCCTCACGCTTACCGCCTCGGGCCACAGCTTGATTTCCTATGATTTATTTCAGTCTAAACCCCATAGGAAGCCTGTCCGCCACCCGGCACAGCTCATTGCCGTGCTGATCCAGCAGGCCAGTCCATTGCGGGCCATTATCGGACTCATGGACCGTGATTTGGTCGGGGCCGCCCCGATCCAACCAGTCGTCGTAATCGGCCTTAGGCCGCTGCGTCAGGGCCACACCATGGGCCATGCGCCAAGCCTTGCTGTTGCGCGGATCGGAGAGGACTTTCCTGACCGCTCGCTCCAGTCTTGTATCGCCAGGCCTGCGGGTGATGTAAGCCACTCGACCTCCAGACACGCAAACGCCCGCAACGGCTGGGCCGGGCGGGCTGATAAGTAGTTTGCTTGGCACGCCTCATCCCAGGTGGGCTTAACGGACCTTCCCCGAGGGCTTCAAGCTGGGTGCTGGTTAATACAAGAATTCCAGCACAGCAGGAATACTGCCACCATATTTCTGGGAAGTCAAGCCCAACCTCGCACCTCAATCCACCTGTCCAGGCAGCGTCCGATATTAGCCCTGGGCCAGCCGGAAGCCCGCCCATAAGCCTTGGCTGCCTCGGTGATGCTCATGCGCTCGAATAGCACCGCTATGCATGCTGACCGCTCTACGGGCCTCAGGCGCATACGCCACTGGTGATAGGCCTTGGTGAGCTGCACGGATATGTCCACCGCGCTGTCCTGCCCCCTGTCCAGGCGCTCGTACTGCTGCGCCCTGGCTGTTAGGCCGGCCGTGATGTAGGACCAGACCCGGCCCAACTCCTGTGCCGCTCGCTGCTCGTCAGGGTTAAGCCCAGACCATAGCCGCTCATCTGCGGCCCGGCGGCGATAGGCTATCCTGGTCCTGCCCCCGCCCTGGTGGGATACGACGTTTTCCACCAACACTGTTGGCGAGTGCAGTTCAGCCCAGTCTTCAGGCTCGCGGCCCATGTCCACTTACTGCTCCTTGGGGAGGGGGCCGCCGAGACGCCAAGTGCCTAAGCTGCTTTCCAGGCCGTCCAGCGTTAGGTTGTCCCAGAATGTGTGAAGGTGTTCCCCGTCGAAATAGACCGGCTCGGGATCGCCGTCAGGGCTAGTCGGCGCCCAACCCCAGTACCACCCCTCTTCCGGCCTCACGCCATCTGGCTGGAGGGAGGCTTGATAAGCACGTATGACAGGCAGCAACGGGCGCATCGCTATGTCGGCAGCGGCGAAGAAGTCAGCCTCGCTAAACACCTCCACCGCCTCCAGTACGGCCCTTGCCTGTGGGGAGAGGGGTTCAGGGGTGGCGTCGTGACACGGCTGCGATGGACCGTTGTTAATTGAGGTCCAACCCATAGGATGGCTGCGCCCGGCTCGGCAATTGGGACATGCTGCATCCGTCGAAAAGGCCCCGTAATAGCCGTGGACATTGCAATAGTACGCGCCGCGGTAGCTCATCGCGTCTCTGGCTCCTTTGTTGGGTGGGCGAGGCACTTGAGCCCAACGACCTTGAACGGTGAGCGGCCTGCCTTGGCCTCGGGATCGGGCACCATCACGGCGTAGGTTTCGTGCGCTCCCCTGTAGAGGTTCAAGTCCTGAGCGCCGGCTGCGAACTCCATAACCGTGTCCACGTTCAGCAGCATCGCGCCTGGCGGTAGGTGGGCAAACATCCGCTCGCGCTCTCGCCTGTCGGAAAGATTCACGACCTCAGCCATAGCTAGCCCTCCTTCTGGGTGGGGCGGGCAAGCGGGGCAAGGTAACCGTCGCGACTGCGCACCGTTGCCTGATAGGCCTCCTCGTCGTCCGCGATGCCACAGTTCCAGCCCCGCTTCAGCCCGGCCAGATAGGCGCTGTCGCATAACGCATCGCACGGGCCATCCCCCGCCTGTGCCGGGAGAGCGCGGATGGCGCACAACAGGCGGGCACACAGGTTCATTTCCGCACCGTAGGGCTCCGCGCTGAACGGGTCCGCGCCGTTTAGCCTCTTGGTGTATTCGGCCGTAGCTTGCCTGTGCTCGGCATCAAGAGCCGCCTCTACCTCTGCCCTTGAGATGAGATCAGTCATGGAGAACTCCAGTCCGGTACACTGCTGCACGCCGCACAGCCATCCTCTGTCGGATAGTCCACGTTGTGCAGGGTGCAGTGGGAATGGCCGGCAGGCGTGGGATCGTCCCAACGGGCCTTGCGGGCGGAGAGGGCGGCGTCTGCAAGCTGGCGAGCAGCCGATACAACGCTATCGAAGTGAACTTCACCAGGCGCGGCGAGAAGCCCGTTAAACGCCCAGCCGTAAGCCTCCCACCACGCGTCCTTGTACTCTTCCAGCAGTGCGGCTGCATAGGCTTCCGGGCTGGCTTGAGGTGGAGACAGCATCTCCTCTATCCTGTCCAACCGCTCGCAAACGCCGCTCCCTTGAGAGGCTTTACCGTGCATTATTTTGGTCCTCCAGTGTGGTGGCCGTCGCGGAAGAAATGGCCCGCCGCAGATCAGCCGGCATTTGCTCGTCAAATATCGGCTCGTAGATGACGCCGGGCGGATCGCCGAGCAGGTTGTGGACGTACCACACCTGCATAAGACGATCAGGGCCGGGGATGATCGGGCCGCGCGTACGATAGATGCCCCCATCTACTTGTCCTCCAGTGTGGTGCCCAGGGCAGTGCGGGCGATGGGCTTGATGATATGGGCGAGCCAGTTCGATCGCGCGTCTGTCGCGTGGCAGCGCAGCGCGATCTTCTCCAGCGCCGCCCGCAGCGCAGCCACCTCACCGTCATGGCTGGCGGGCGGGAGGGCGGCGATAGCGTTGGCAATATTGCCAAGCACGGCGTTGGCTGGGGTGCCGGCGTCCATCATGAGGCGGCGTACTTTCTCCACCACCGCCAGCACCTCATCGGCGCGTAGGAGTTTGTCTGTCATAGGATATTCCTTGGGCCGTGCGCCGGCCGCGCCTTCATTGCCGCTTTCTTCTCAAGCCACTCCCGGCGCTGTTCTAACTCGGCAATGAGCGCGTCGAACTCTTCGCGGTGCGTCTCGATCAGTGCTGCGATTGCAAGCAGTTCATCCCTAAGGCGCTGGCCGCGTTCGTTTCTTGCCACCGCCTCCCCTCTCGCATAATACGGCCCGGACCGTTCCCACTCCACTTCCCGCCCAATAGCCAGCCTTGGATCATCATCCCAAGTTCCCCAGCGTTGGACTGTGCCGGAACAAGTCATGCAGGTCAGCATCGCAGCGCGCTGTTTGCCCAGGTTCTTCTGTCGGTCGAAAAATTGATGTCGCGTGATCGTCTTGCCCTTGGATGCGTCCTGGCCGCACTCGGTAATGGCTGGCGCGTCAGCATCCCGCCACGGCAGGCGCGGCCTCAAAATATGGTCAACCGGCTCTTTCATCCTCTGCTCCTATGCTGTTCTGGCTGGATCACAAGCGAAGTCTATTCGTGTTTCCCAAGCCCTCTGGACCGCGCCAGTTCCGGGAAACAGATCGTCTATCCGGTCGCCGGGCAGCCACCCAAGAAGGTCCAGCAGCCAAAGGCTGAACGCCGCCGGCTTGCGCCCGACAAATGTGCTTCCGTCCCTGATGGCAGCCTTATCCATCGCGTATCTGGGCTGCCCCGCCGGCAACGGCTCCTGCCGAGTCACGATGTAATCAGCGGTCCTGTTCCCAGTGTCGCTATACGGCCTGCCACCGCAGAAAATGACCGGCTCAAAATGCCGACGCACCGGAACTGCCTTTCCTGCATAGCGCGGCCTGTCAGTGCACCACGCAGCCACCCGCGCCTCTTCCGGGCACATGGGAAGCAACGTCCGCAAGCTGCGCTCGCTCAGGCTCAGTGCCCATCCGTCTGGGTACTCGTCATGCAAGCGCCGCATCAGCGCGCGGTGCGTCTCTGGGTCATTCCAGGCCATGGCATCAGGATGGTGCGCCCGGTAATATTCACCGCGCCCGAGGTACGGCGGGTCTGCAAAAGCGAATCGCATGGCCGCCCTCATGCTGTGCGGGCTGTGGGGAGACGGCGCTTGGCGCAGCACTCGTGCGGGCTAGCGCATTCCTGCCGCCGCTCGCAATGGGTGGACGGGCATCGCCGCCAGCGGTCTGGCTGCTGCCGTTTCTCCCACTGGTCGGCCCTGAAAGCCGCGTCCGCATGGTCATGGCCGCGCTTGACATAGCGGTTGTATATGGCGCCCCAGGTCATGCTGCCCTCTCCCTCTCCAGGCGGCGCAGGGCTTCTGCCTTGCAGTCGGCCGTCATGCTGTGGCCCTAGCGCGGGACAGTATCTCCGCTGCTCGCCGGTTGATCTCTTCCAAGCTGGTCTGCCAGGGGTCGATGCCCTGCGCCCGCATGATCTCCATTGCCTCTAGGCGCGCCTTCTTGTGCGCTACCTGCTCTGGCGTCTCTTGTGGCCTGTCGTCTGCACGACTGCGCAGGTACTGCGGCATGGGGCGCGGTTCTGTGCTGACCGTCTCTGTCTTGCTCTGCACGTCAGCGGGCTGATCTTCCCAGCGGCCCTGGTGCAGCCATGTCATCGGGTTGCACCATGCTTTCCAAGCGGGCTTGGTTTCCTTGTAGAGAGCAAGCCCGTGCATGATTGCCTCGTGCGAAACATCGCGCCGGACAACCCAATATTTCTTCTCTGCGGCCTTCTTGCCTACCTTGTGGGGGTAGGCGGACCAGAAGGCATCGAACATGGAGTCGGTCACAGCTCGTCAAACTCCACAATCTGCCATGGCACCACCATCAGATACGGAAGGCCTAGCGCGCACTCGATAGCCTCGTCACGATTGGCGAAGATCGCCGCGCCGCCGCACTCGTCCTCGCTGTCCAAGATAAATTCGACCTTGCCGCCGTTGTGCCTGTAGGCGATTGCACACTCCATCTCGTCCTCCTCGTGCCCTGGACAAACTTCACTCCTTTCCCTCCTTGGTATGGCCTGACAGCCGGTCCCAAGTGCCCCAGCCAAGGGCGGCATTACTGCCAGGTACTAGTTACCCTCGGGCTCTCGCCCTCGTGTCCCTCTAGGAAGCGTTAAGGCCCTTCCTAACCGGCTAAAATTGGGCGCTGGCTTCTGCACCCACCGGCCTCGTGTGCCTACACCGCTTGCGCGGCGCCAAGTCGCGGGGCGGAATGAGTCACCGTTGCCCGCTCTGTGTTTTTTCGGCCCTTTGCTGGAAGGGAGAGCCGAGAACCTTGGGCGGCAGATTGTGCTTGACACGGGGAGAACGTTTCGCTAACGTAACGGTCCTCACTCGTGTTGGAAGGGCTCCGGACTGCCGCCGCAGACGGGGCCCTTTCCATGTCTGATTGTACCCCAACGCACCGGAACGAACAAGCAACGCGGCCTGTTTTTGCCTTGCGGATTAAGGGGATAAGATGCCTCACTCAGCGGCCTCCAAGCGGTCGTCCAGGATGGCGCCCACCAGTCCGTCCCGCGCGATAATCTCCAGAAGGCGGGCCTCCAACTCCGGCACCGATAGGCCGCGCAGCCGGGCCTCATATGTGAGGGTGAAGGATGCGTAGGTGGGCCGCATGTTCTTCTTGGCCCAGCGCAGCGTGGCGCGGGCGTTGTCCTCGCGAATGCCTACGCGCTCGGCGATTGCCTTGACGCCCAAGCCCTGCTGGTGAAGCGCGAACACCGCGTGGCAGCGGGACGGGTAGCCAAGAGTAGGCTTGCGGACGCCGACGTGGTTCACTCTGTCCCTCCCTGTGTATCTGCCAGCCTGGACTTGCTTCCCCACTGGTACGGCATGGTGCGCTTCTGGAATGGCCTGGACGGGATGCGCTTCTTCGGCCCGGTCTTGGTAATGCCGCGTAGGCGCTTGTCCTTCGCGATGGCATGTGAATCGCTGCCGTAGGACGTCGCTGGAGAGCCGTTCGTCTTCCGGGCGGCGCAGGGGCGGCAGAGGAGACAGTCGGGCTTGGCGGCGTTCCCTAGGGCGACGGGCGTCCAGTGTTCCGCAATGCATCTACCGCCCTCGAAAGCGTTCCCGCACCGGGCGCACTTACCGCCCTGGGACTCGTACATTGCAACTCGCTCTTTCTCGGTGAGATACTTGCGCTTAGCCACGGCTGTCATCCTGGCAAAGCACTTTCAAGTATCTGCCATTCCCCGCTAGGCGCGTGCTGGCAATAATTTCCATAGCCACCATTGCGCATTCTGTGGGCGTTACAGGCTGCTCGGAAACGAGCGGGGCGTAATGTGTCGCTGTTTCGCGCGTGCATTCTGCTGGAGCTATGGTAGACAGGCAGATGAGGACGATGGCTTGGATCATCAGAACCCCGCCGGCTCGGGAAAGAAGCATCTGAGGTCGCCCGCATAGGCGCAGACGTAGTGCTCTAGTCGCTGGCTCGGATAGACGCTCTTGTCGCCCTCTCGGAACACCCTGGAGGCGCCGTTCGGCACCGCCGGATGCGTGCCTGGCGGGATAGTCACCAGCCATTCGCCGGGGCCTACTTCCTCCACCGTGCCGTTGTAGACGCGCACGGGGCCGCAGTCGTTGATGCCGCAGCAATGCCGGGTAGCCGGATCGTCGGCGATCCACTGGGCATCGCCGTGGGCCCATGCCAGCGGGATAAGCACCAGGAAGGCAGCGGTGGCCAGCATGGCGAGCTTCATGTCAGGCCACCCGCTTCAGGGTCGGCATAGCAGCAATCTCGCTTGGCAGGTCTACGTCCAGGAAGCCGTGCGCCTTGTCCCCCTTGTAGCGGCAGGGACAGGCCGGCAGACGCATACCGCGATAGTCGAACCACGGGTCGATGCGGACAGTCACGCGACGGACACCAGCACCGCGCGTCGCCAGCTTGATGCCAGTGCCACCAAGCCCGGCGTTTATGGGCGCGATGCGGATCTTCCCGGCATCCTGCATCTTGCCGATGTGGGCGGTTACGTAGTCGCCATGCTGCCATCCAAGGGCTTCAGCAAGGTCGGTGGAGATGCTGATGTAGATACGCGGTTCCTTGCCGCCATCCCGCCTGCGAAGGCTGATGGACACATCGGCGCCGCGCGTAGACGGCCGTTTCGTTTCGATGGGGTCAAAGCTCATGCTGCGGCCTCCTCCACAAACGGCTCAATCTCGATGCGCACCCCGAAGACATGCGGCGACCACTGGACGGTTCCGCGCTCTACAAGGCTGTCGTCTTCAATGATTCCGTGCTTCACCAGAAAGTCCTCCGGGGCCTTCACCAGATTGAAAACGTCCCGGCGCCTCTTATCGGGGCGGCCAAAGGTGAAGGTCAGCGACACCGGGCCATGAATTGGCTTAACGTTCTGCTTCCGCAGTGCTAAAATTGCTTCTTCCTGCCATGCCTTGTAGGACTTGCTTGGGAAGCGCCCGCCAGTCTTGCGGCTGTTCACGAACAGGTTGTTGACTGAGGGCGGCCACGGAAGAAAAAGGCAGGTGTAGTTCATGCGTCCGGCACCCACTTGTAGGTATGGCGCGCGCGGATCTTCCAGATAGCGACCTGGGAGACGGAGCGGCCGAACTCTTCCGAGTACGCCTCAGCCAGCTTCCTGCACGTGCAAAGGCTGCTGCGGATCTGACGCACTTGCTCCACGGTGAACTTGCGGCGGCGCTTGTCCATCAGCCGCCATAGCCCTCGTGGAGACGAAACAGCTCCTCCACAGTCGGCAGCGGCACCCGCTCATCAAGCATCCGCTCCTGGGCCATCGCATCAATGCGCTCGGCTTCTGCATGAAGCTGCTTTGCAAGCGTTGCGAGCTTCTCCGCCGAGTATCTCTGGACGATGTGCTGTGTCATGACAGGTGCTCCTTCATGGTCCGATCCCAGCGGGCGGACAGTTCAGCGGGGATGCCATCGCGCCACTCGGTGATATGCAGGGCCTCTTGTGGCACCAGCCATGCGTCTGCATCGCGATAGACCGCAGCCTTTGCCGCTCGGATAGCCCTGGTCTGGGTATAGCGGTAGGCCGGATCGCTCCACCGCTTGCGAGCGGCGATCTGTGAGGCGGACTCGCCCATCAATGCACCCTCCCCTTCACCGGCAGCGAGTAAACGTTCGCGCCTTCGACGGCACCGCCGCACCATGCGTCATCCTCTTCCGGGATGCGCCCACCTGAGAAGAGGGCGCACAGCCCCGCCGCCGCAATGCCTGCTGCCTGCACCGCGAACGCAGCAGCAGCCCAGCCGATGCCGAGAAAGACGGCCGCCAGAAGGATCACGCCGAAGCCCACCGCAAGGCCGCAAAACAGGATGAGGTATGCAAGGATGGTTCTCATGTCAGGCTCCTCACAAAGGGGGCCCCGACTGCCGGGGGGCGACAGCCGGGGCCAGTGGTCGCCAGCGCGCAGGGGATGGCGCGGCGCTTCGCCGGCAGGGAGGCGCCGGGAAGAGGGTTGCGCGATTTAGCGGTAATCCGTTGTCGCGTTTGGTTTGCCGGGCTGGGTATGCCTACATCCCGGGCCATGGACGAACCAATCGCATTTGTGACATTTTGTGGGCATTCCATGCTTGCGCCGTTTACTCCAAAGCGAGTAGGCTTCTGGAAAGCACGCACAGAACGTGCGGTCACAGGAGATGGCAGCAGGAGGTTCGCCCCGATATGGCAGGAAAGCGCCACTACTCCCCTCCCCGGCTTGTCTGGGATAATCCGAAGAAGTCTTCCGCCGTCACGGCGCCTTTGGTCGCTCGGTACAGGCCCTCCAAGGACCCCCTTGACGGGAAGCGCTCGCCGTTGCGCCAGCGGTTCACCGAAACCCGAGACACCTTCAGCAGGTTGGCCAGGGCTTTCTCTGAAAGGCCATGCTCGGCCATGTACTCGTTGAGCGTCATGGGAACAATGTACCTAGACGGTACAATTAGCGCAACAGGAAAATGTACCCCGCCCGTCGTGGCGGGAACCCTGGATTTGTCGCAAAGTCATGGCATGGAAAAGCGGCCCAACAGAATCGCTGAGTGGCGCAAGGCCAAGCGGATGAGCCAGGAGCGCCTGGCCGAGCTGTGCGGCACCACCCATGCCACGATCAGCCGGCTCGAGCGCGGCAAGCTTCCTCTGTCAGAACACTGGCTCCGCACGATAGGCCGCGTCCTGCGCGTCTCCATGGCCGACCTGCTAGTGGCCGAGGAGCAGGAGGCGCTGGAGAGCGCCGCCGACCTTGCCCGCGATATCCTGGCCTCCCTCCCGCACGAGCAGCGCCGCCAGTGGCTCGAAATGGGCGAGGCCCTAGCCTTCCGGCAGAAGGCGTCTTAATCCCCTCCTGAGAAAATTGTACCACATGGGTACATTTTCCGCTTGACCTTCTCTGTACCTTAGCGGTACATTGTTCTCATCAACAGCCAGATGAGGACGAGAGAGATGGCCGCGATGCTGAAAGACCTGGACGGGCTGAGTTTCCGCAACAACAGCGCGAACCTGCCGCACCCGGTGGACCTGTCTCGCTGGTACGACGCCGGCTACTACCGGATCGACACCGCCAATGACTGCTTCCGCCTGACCGAGGCCGGCAAGCTCGCGGCGCTCGGGTTCGCTGGCGGAGCCGCCTGATGAGCGAGACACAGGACAAGCTGGCGAGCGCGATGCGGCGGTTGCTGGACCAATTCGACGGCGAAGAGGGCACCATCAACGCGCGGCCGGAGCCATCCTGCCTGGACTGCACGATGGGCGTGACGCCGGCCAAGTTCGACAAGGGTCCGTGCCCGAGATAGAGACGATGACCGCATTCAAGGAAACGCCGTGGGCGGCAGAGGGAGCCGGGAAAGATGGCAGCGCCTTCGTCGTTGATTGCGACGGAAAGAGCGTCGCCATCGCACAGAATGCCGACCTCGCCCGCGCCATAGCCGCAGTCCCGCAGCTTATTGCGGCGCTGGACGCGGCGGAAATGGCGTTGGCCTACGGCGCCCGCAACAACGCCTTAGAGTTGATCCGCGCAACTCTCGCAGCCGTTACCGGCGGTAAGGTGGAGTGATATGGAACTGAAGCCATGCCCGTTCTGTGGTGGCCCCGCGAAAGAGGTCGTTGGTCTTGTCGGGTGCGAACCGTGCGCCATTGGGCGTCGCAACGCGGCATCGTGGAACACCCGCGCTCCCGACCCCATCCACGCGCAGCTTATTGCGGCGCTGGAGGGTGCAATGGATGAATTGGCTGAACTGCTGATCACGCTCAGCAGGGACCCGCTCGACAACGACCCATTCCGGCAGGCCCGCGCAACTCTCGCAGCCGTTACCGGCGGTAAGGTGGAGTGATATGGAACTGAAGCCATGCCCGTTCTGTGGTGGCCCCGCGAAAGAGGTCGTTGGTCTTGTCGGGTGCGAACCGTGCGCCATTGG